CATACGTGCTGATTGAGGTTCTTCCTTATGAAAGACCGTAGCGGCCGCGACCATATACCTAACTTGTGGAGTCTCATAGATCTCCTTCGTAGCGCGATTGCGTACAAGATACTTCTCAATAAGCTGTTCAATTGCTGCATAACTATATCCTTCATCCTTATCATGGTCAAGCATATCATTCATCTTGTTCCAATCTTCTTCGGTGTACCACTCAAGAAGCTCTGCTGTGTATAAGCCAGTGGCTACATTTTTCTTTACGATTTCATAAAGATGCGGGACTTCATAAGAACCATAAACGTCTTTGCGTAACATGGATAATCGATGTTTGCCGGCTACATATTGATAATTTGTATGGCCGACATCCGGATTAGATTCTACATCGATAAGATCTACAATAGCTCTTAAAGTGATCCCGTCAATTTCTTTTGTTGTAATACCATCATAAAAATGTAACTGCGCTTTAATTTCGATCATCGACTGACTTACATCAGCAATGCCTTTGCAAACTTTAGCAACTTGTGCCTGCCATTTATCAATATGTAGTGGTTCTTTTACACCGCTTCTCTTAACTACTGTAATTTGCGTCATCTAACTCTCGTTTTATTATTTGTTTACTACTTATACTTCTATTAAATGGTGGTGTTGATAAATCGTCTTTTTGCTTTACCAACTAGTGGAGTATTTACTAAGACTGAACCGTCCCAATTAAGTGTATATTTTGATTTATTAACTAAGACTAAATTGCGATCATCTTCTGCCAAAATCAACTCATACGATATTAAATCTTTATGTTCTAACATACTTAAAGTATACAGGATTCCAAGCCCGCGAGCAAGATCGCAAAAAATATTATCGCTCAAAAGCTGCCATGGGTCGGGCCAATTTGGCTGATCGTCCCAATGTAGATAATAAGGTTGCCAGGGTGATTCTTGCCAATAATCATTTATATTTTGAAGGGCTTTTTCTAACGGAAGTTCACGATTTTGAGTGCGAAGTTCAGCCCAGGACTCTAACCTGTTAGCAAAGTCTTTATGCCACATTAAGAGCCGAAATAAGAAGTAGAGTAATTAAAAGTAGACGAATTGCCAACCGAAGAAGTATATTCTATCCTAACAAAAGATGTGTTAGCAGTTTGGACAGCTAATAAATCCACACCAATGGGATAATTTTCAGTATAGTCATCCATGTATTGAACATTGCCATTAATATTGCTTGTTACCCATAGTGTACCAGTTCTAAAACCAGAAACAGTTCCGGTACCTATTAAATTACCAATTCTAGTAGTAGAATAATCTATCTTAAAGCTGGAACTTGTGTGGGTAGTATCAAGAGTGAATATTGTAGCAGGATTTCCAGGAAGAATATTATCTTGAAGTATAGCATCTTGGCCCGACGTGATAACTTTTGTACCTAACTGTAATTGTGATCCATTGGTAGTTGAAATACTCAGCGTAGTACCTATATAGATTCTAGGATATCCTTGGGCATACACATCTGTTCGTTCAAACATATCGCCAATACTAACATTGTTATCGCTTTGGAATATAATTACAGGCACCGATGGATTAGCAGCACCTTGGAAATGATTTCCTACATCATAAAAAATATTATAGCCGGTAGCATTGAGACTTGCTCCGTTAAATATGACACCGCAACTATATATATTATCAAATACATTGTTTGTTACACGGATTCCAGTAGGCCCGCTTGTGCTTAGAGACACACCACGGAATAAAACATTAAAATAAGAATTATTAATAGTTACACCCTTAGTTGCTTCATTGGCGTTGACACCATAAGTTGCTCCGGTAAATCTACAACTATCAAATACGATATCGCGTGTAGTAACAACATCACTCACTAATACCGCTCCAGCTGTATCTGCTAAATCATCGATTAAGGTACTTGTTGTACTAGCACCTATAAAACTTACAGCGCGGAATATACAATTAGTAGCAGAGTTAACTAAAAATATATTTTTAGTAGCATCTAATGTTTGAAATGCCATGTTTATAATATTGATATCTGTAGGAGTAGTTGCTCCGCCGTTACCAATATTAATGCCGGTTTGTTGTCTATTGTCGGCAGTTTGAGCTACACAGGTTCCTGTCCCGCCCGAAAGCTTCATCTGAATGATTGAGTTTTGTGGACCTTCTCCATATAAAGTCGCAAAAGGCGGAATATTAATTGGGCCGCTTATAATATATTTTCCAGCAGGAAAAAATAAAGCTCTGCGTATCTGTACATTATTTTGTTGACAATATAATTGATCTAATGCACGATTAATGGCTGCGGTATCGTCTGTTAATCCATCTCCTTTAGCGCCAAAATCTTTTACAGTGGCAAATTGATCTAGCCAAGTCTGTAGACTTAATGTAATTGGGCTACTGGGAGTTGGTCCAGTTTGTACTATATAACCTGCGGCAGTTCCTTTGTAAGTATAGGCAGCCGCTAAACTTATAATATCTGAAAATTCTGTTAAAATTTCAGTATTGCCAATAACCGGAGCACCTTGTTCCAAAGTACCGTTGCCAATATAAAGTTGACGAGTATCTGTGGACCAACCTAATTCAGCACCCGCTAATTGGGGTAAATCTATGTTTAAACCTAAGCGGTTAGTAATCTGGGAGATTTGCACTATTGCCATTTACTGTATTCCTTGTTATACAGTATTTAGCTAATCGTGTAGTAGAGCTCTAATCGTTTCCACCATTCTTGTTCCCAGTAATCAAAATCGCTAGGTTCCAGCGTAAATTCCTGGTATTGGGGTTCTGTAAGTAAATTCCCTAGCTCATCAGTTTCAGGTTTTACACACATTAGCACAACACCTTTACGAATATTTGTTTTATAAACTTCGTTGTGTGCTAGGGCGTAGGCTACCAGTTGTAGATAATAGTCCTTGATCCATTCTTGTTTTTTAGGTTTATTTGTTTGCTTATAATCTATAATACTTTCGTTGCCCATGTGAATCCCGCAACCGTCAGTTGTACCAGCATATAAACTGGGGAAAAATAACGGGATTTCTACACCCCAAAGTTCGTTAACATTTTTTAAACCATTGTCAATAACAGTTTGTGCCATGGCATGACTAGCCCACCCAAAAGGATTTGACCCACGGTCAGGCATGGCTCCGTCTTTTATATAGCGTTCTAGATAGGTGTGCATTCTAGTACCACGATTAGCAGCTTCTGTAGTAATTGCTTGAGCTTTCTCAACACCTACTCGTTTACGCCAGTTTTGTAGTGCTTCTTTTTTTTCTTGTGGTTCAGTAGCACTAAGAATTGTGGTTACACTGGGAACCTTTTTACCGTCGGGTGTAAGATACAAGCGCCGACCTTCTTCGCTTGTGCGGGATAATTCGTGATACGCAAATTTTGGATTATACATTGTATCTAGTATAGCAACCTACAGAGAAATTGTCAACTTTATTATATCCGAAAGGATTGGCCGCATCCACAACGGTCTTTTTCTAATGGGTTGATAAATTCGAATCCTTCATTCAGACCTTGGCGTACATAGTCAACAGTAATACCAGCTACCATTGGTAAGGATGTAGGGTCAGTCACAATAACTGTATTATTATCAGAAAGTAATATATCGTCAATTGTGAGGTTGTCTACATATTCCATTATGTAAGCAAGACCTGAACATCCTGTGGTTTTAATACCTATACGGATAGCTATGCCTTTGCCTCGTTTTTTTAAATTGTCCTCAATTTTTTTAGCGGCTGTATCCGTAATGGTAATCATTCTTTTCGGCTGCCAAATAATTGAAGTAGGCTAATAAACAAGTTAATAAAATCTAAATATAGGCTTAAGGCACCCATAACTTCGGCTTTGCCATCGTTGTCAACACTAACCATTTCTCTAATTTTTTGAGTATCATAGGCTGTAAGTCCTAGGAACACTAAAACTGCTATGGCACTAATAACCATTTGAAAAACAGAATTTTGCAGAAAGATATTAACAATTGAAGCAATGATTATAGCAATTAATCCTACAAATAGCAAACTACCAAAACTACTTAGGTCTTTCTTTGTAAAATAGCCATAAAAACTCATCACACCAAATAATATTGCCGCACTCATAAATGCTGACACAATACTACCTAGTTGATAAACAATGAAGATAGTGGAGAAACTTAAACCCATTAATGCGGCAAAGCCGTGTAGGAAAATTTGTAAAGTAGATTTACTCATCTTTTCCATGGCAAAACTAACTGCTAGAATAGCCACTAATGGAGCAAACATTATTACCCACTTTAAAGCACCTGTAAATAAAAATGCCATTAATCCAGGACTACTAGCAACCAATAAGCTAACAACCATTGATGTAATAATTGCTAATCCCATGTGTCCATAAACTCGGCCCATTGCTGAGTTAATTTGTTCTGCTGAACGATAGTTAATCGCATCATTAGATATATAATTCGCGCCAAACATATTACTCTCCTTTAAATTTTCTCTTGTAGTCTTCTATTGCCGCCTTAATAGCGTCTTCCGCAAGGATCGAACAATGAATCTTAACCGGCGGGAGACTGAGTTCCTCTGCAATTTCAGCATTCTTAATTGATCCTGCCTGCTCCAGCGTTTTACCCTTGACCCACTCGGTAACGAGCGAGCTCGACGCAATAGCCGATCCGCAACCGTAAGTCTTAAACTTCGCATCTCGTATAATTCCATCTTCTACCCTTATTTGTAGTTTCATAACATCACCGCAAGCTGGAGCGCCTACCATGCCAGTTCCTACATTGATGTCTCCAGCATCCATGCGGCCAACATTTCTAGGATTTTCGTAGTGATCAATTACTTTGTCTGAATATGCCATTGCTTTTTTATCCTACCCTATTAATTGTACTTATTTTTGAATTAATTGTCAACTACTTTTTCAGTATTGATTTATTTAGATAATCCCCGCTTCATAGCGGCTTTGGCATTGGAACTTACTACTTTTTCTGCTTTATCGGTATCCATTGGCTGTTTCCCGGGGTCATCATTACCTTTGAATTTGACTACACCCGAATTTGGTTCGTATGGAAGTAATACATTACTGAGAGGATCTTTGGCAATTAAGTCGCCTAATGTATCGGCAGTAACATTAACTCCGAGGCTTTGCGCCAAATCAATAAATGCTTGGGCAGAAATTTGTTTTTTTGAATCAGTATCTCCAGCACGACCAGCAAGAAATTGAGTCAACGCCATCAGCTTACCAGAGTTAACGGCTTCCGGATTTTCTACTTCAAAAATTAACATTTAGCGTTTAGCGCGACCTAAGCCTGCGCCACCCATTTCAGGAGCTTCTGGTTCTTCTGGCGGAAGTTCTTCGGCGCCCATCTCAGCACCTAATTCAGCACCAACATCAGCACCCATCTCAGCACCTAATTCAGCATCTACTTCATCTTGGCCAGGAATACTAGGAGCAGCTTGACCGGTAACAACACCAAGAGCTTGATCTAGTTGTTGTTTAGCACCTTGTAAATTTTGTAACAATCCAGCAAGAGCAGATGTAGCATCTGTATTAAACTGCATAGCCTGGTCAACACCAATTTGATTTTTGATTTGGTCGCACAAGGCTGGCAAATCTTTAAACTGCATGCTGGAAATTTCTTCGCTCATTTTTTGTACATTATCTACCATGTCTTGTGCGGCTAAGACTACTTGTGCTTGTTGTACTTCTGATTCACGAAGAATTTTATATAAACTATGTCTCAATTGTTTGCTTTCTGTTTGTAGAGCGGCCTGTGCCACTAGTTGTTGATCATCTGGATTTAATGATTGACCTTTGGTTGCTTTTTGCATAGCGGCCTTAAGTTTAGGATCACTAATATTATTAACTTGAGCTTGCTGTTGCTGTTTTTTAAGCGCATCACCTGCGGCTACTGTAGGATTAACTGGTGGCATACCCGAAGTTGATTTATTTTGATTTTGATCAGCACCGGCAGTTGATCCAACTGCAACTGTGGGAGTTTCATTGACTTTGGTAGCCAATACTCTCTCCATCATCATTAACTTTAGATAAGTTGGGTTCTTTTCGCTATGATGAAAAGCTGATGTTTGACGATGTTCATTTACGAGCTTGCGTACTTTATTCAACATCATACGGGCTTGTTTTGCGGACATCACGTCTACATTAATAGAGTCACCAAAATAACTCTCAAATACCTTAGCGGCTTGCTTTGATGGCTTGGGTGCGGCCAGTTCGAACAGTTTCATTATTAAATCCTCGTTGTTGACAGTATTTAGCAAAATTGACACATTTAGTTAATTCTTGCTCTACCTGTTTTTTATGTATAATCTTGGTTTCTAGCTTAGTTTCTATTGTTTCGCGAAATAAAAGTTGTTTACTGCGGTCCGCTAGGATAGCTCTTATGGATATATCTGAAGTTAATGAGCTTAATTTATTGTCTAGTGTTAGGATGTCTCTAGCTAGGTTATAATGGGCATATTTGTCAGCTATACACCAACTCAGTGCTGTTTTTGTACTACTAAACAGGCCTATATCTGTAGCTGAACAATAAACTCTAAATCCATGCTTTTCTGGGGTAATTAAATAGCGGTCAAATACTTCGTATTCTCCATCATCATTTTGCCATATAAGATTGGCAAACAAGTCTGGAAATTCTTTACGAAATAATTTATCGAGCTCGGGAGTTTTTTTAATCATTTAATAACGTATGTAGATAGGAGGTAGATAATTGACCCGGTTAAAAAACTAATAATTCCAACTCCCCAAGCAATAAGTCTATCAGTATTTTTTTCATTTAATTTACTAACAGAAGCTTTAACATCTTGGACCATAGTACAAAGATGAGCTATACTTTCGCTCATTACAGACATTTTGTCTTCTAAAGCATTATATCGTTCAGCACAAAGCTCTACGTGAGCCTCCAGACTTTTCTTTTCAATATCAGTAGCTTCTACAGACATGTTTTATCCTAAATTAATTATCATATATTTATTATAATATGTCAAACCATATATTTTGATCTGGGCCCGATACAATTAATAATGGGGCTAAGTTTTTAATATTTCCCAATCCCACCAGCATGGGAACACCGGCCGAGTCAGATAAAAGCAGTTCTGTAGGGTTAGCTTCGGACCCAAACGCATACGGTGTTTCGGATTCAAATTCAAACTGCCAGATATTTTTGTCTTTTTTGGGAGTTTGTAATTCTGAAATTTGTGTTCGTAGACTTATCAGTTGGGTAATAGTTTCCCAATTTCTTTGCTGATTTCTAGCTCGGTTCCATGTTATTTCATTTGTAATATCAGTACCAGTTAAATCTTGAAATGGAACCCGGGAAGATTTATAATGTCCTGTTACACCTGTAGCTGTAATATCAAAGAGGGTTTTACAAATAAATTTCACGATGCCTTTTTAGACAATTCGTATAAAATTTCCGCTTGTTCGCAAAGTTCATTTATTGCTGAATTGGTTTGTCTAGCCGCTAAAATATATTGCCACCGTTCCTGTTGCTTGAGTTCTTTTTCTTGCTCAACTAGTTTAGGATCGCGACTGTAAAGTTCTCTAACATGACTGCCGGGGTGGCGGGCATAAACTGTTTTGCCGCCATCGGGACTTTCAAATATAGTAACTTCGGTAATTTTATCTATCATCATAATATAGGTATATTTAACCTATATTAAACGGGTCAATAAAAAAGCCCCTTGCGGTGCTTTTTTTGTGGCTTATGCTGTGTAAGTAAATGACGCTGGAGTACCAGGACTTGGTGTTGTGTAAGTCAATACTGTCATTCCTGGTGCTGCTGGTGGAGTAGTTACAGTAGCACCAGGTGCTGACCCTGGATAATTAGGAGTCGGCACAGCTAGTATAATTGTGCCAGGACCTCCGGAACCAGCTATGCTAGAACCGTTAATGCCAGTGCTGGTCTGCCCTCCATTACCACTACCTAAATTGCCGTTTGTACCGTTTGAGTTGGTGCCCCAGGTGACGGGGTTAGTAGGGCCGCCTGCCCCGTAAGTGCCTCCTGTATAAGGATAAGTATATCCGGCTCCGCCACCACCACCGGATCCAGTGCCTTGTGTGCCGGCTCCGCCAGCGCCGCCGCCGCCAGCGCCGTTTGCTGGACCAAGACCGGCTCCGCCTGGGTTTCCGTATTGTTGTACTACTGTTGGATTTCCAGGATTTAAAGTAGGCTGTGTTCCTGTACCAGCAATACAGCCGCCGCCACCCGAGCCACCGTTGCCTCCATTATAAGGAAAAAGCCCCCCTTGACCACATTTGCCGCCCCAACTGCCGCTACCACCGCCTGCGGCCGTGATTGTTGTTACAATCGGAGAACTTATAGTACTATTGGCGCCATTACTGCCAGGCGACCACCCGGTACCACCAGCACCGCCGGCGCCAATAAGTAAAGTAAATGGTGTGCCACTGCTAGTTGTAATTGAACCTCGTACAACTCCGCCAGCTCCACCTGCTCCGCCTTCGCCAGTGATACCACCAGCTGTGCCAGCTCCGCCCCCTCCAGCTACTACTAGATATTGTACGCTAATAGGAGGAGTTGTTACAGCAAAGCTAACGGTAGAAGTTGTTGTAGCTACAGAATTGGCGGCATCGCGTACAGAAAATACAACATTGGCAGACGATTGAAGAACTGTGGGAGTACCCGATACTAATCCGGTACTAGGATTGATAGCTATGCCAGTAGGTAGTGTGCCTGAACTAACATAATATGTATATGGGGCAATTCCACCAGTAACACTACTAAATGGATTAAAACTAGTGATAGCTGTGTTTTGAGTTGCCGATACCGTTGATGTAGCTCCTGCTACGGCTGTTGGGGCCACTGAAATACTAAATCCAGCACCTACATTAAATCCTGATCCAATAGTTAATGACATTGTTTACCTTTTTTGGTATAATAGCTTATTTATAATATTTCTCGATAAAATTTACATTATAATCTCAACAAAAAAGCGCCTCGCGGCGCTTTCTTGACATTTTAAAATAAATTTTAAAATTAAGATGCTGCTAACTTGAAGCCTAAATTTGTTACTGCAGCGCCTGTAGCACTAAAGCCAGTTGTTACACCGCCGTTAGTAATTTGGATGTTGCCCAAACCAACAACAATAGCTTGAACAGCTGCAGCGGAAACACTAGCATTGCCACCAAAAGCGGCTAATGGGTATGTTGCTACGCTAATAGAGTTTGCGTTAACTTGCTCGATAGCGATTGTGCAGAACTGTTGTAATGCTTGGTTGATCTGCTGAACAGCACCGTTTACTTGAGCTTGGTTTTGAATGCCTACCAAGTTACCGATTTGATAAAACTCAAGAGCTGGACCTGCAAAGTTTGTAGGTGTAGCTGCTGGTGTATACGCAACGTTAGCTGCTTCTTGTGGGCCATTGCGTGTGTCAATGGAAAATACTGGTTGTGAACCGCCTGATACTAATGGAATCTGTGCCATTTTAAATCTCCTTATATATGTGGACTCAAAGGTCCTAATTGTATTTAGCCAAATGGCAAAAAATTAAGGAGTTGGATTAGGATTGTGGGGCATTTTGGGCCGCATTTGCCCGAGAAAAATCAAATCTATTGACAAATTTGGTAATGCCCCCTGGGTGAGCAATTACCCAGCCTTCTTGCCCAGGGTGCTGACGATCTAATTGTTGTAGCATGTCCATTTTGATATTGTGTAGCAATACAAATGCTGTAAATGCCGCACTCATTCCCTCCATATTACTTCTTGGGCTTTGTAAGTATTCTACAATATTGTTGTATTTTCGTGGAGTCACTTTAGTTTGTAACCATTTGCCAAACCCTGGCAATAAAGTTGACGGGTCAAAATTAGCTACTGTGTCATCTTTAACTAAACTATTAATATAGTCAACACATAATCTTGGTAAATCACTAATTTGTAATTGTCTTAGTTCAGCTGGATTAAACAGCGTATTGATAGAATTACCGCTGGCACTTACTAAACTTTTTAATTGTTTAATTAAATTGCTATCTGTAGGTCTGACATTTTCTTGTGGGGCGATAGGTTCAATCAATAATAAACCTGGAACTGGATTTAGATTAACTTTGCCCAATGGTTCTTTATTAGCACCTTGTTCTTTGTAATAAGTGTGTATAGCGATACCTACTTGACTACTTGCTATTTCTTGTCCTAGTTTAGAACTAGCAGGAATATTGTATAGCACAGTATTTGGTTTGAACACAAAAGCACCCGATACTTCTGGCGGGGTCGAAATATACAATAAATCTCCTTGAATATAACCTTTAAAATCTTTTGGAGTTGCTGCTTCCAGCATGGGCCATAGCGTTTGATAGATTGGCGCTAGTTGAGCCACACGATTAGCTGACTTACCTTGTGCTTTTGCTTCGGCATCGCGATTAGCTAAATGCTGTGTGATTTGTCGTGGGCTTGTAAACATACCATTATAACCCACAGCGCCAAATCCGGCTACATCAGTTAGTACAAAAGTACCGTTGGGTTCGCGGCCAAACACCACAGCTGGTTTGCCATCCCACTTAACTGTAACGGATGTTTTTGTGTTATCTTTAAGATGTTCGATAACCGCAAGTGCTTCTTTAATACCTGCGGTTCCTTTCCTGAATACTAAGTCTTCTATATGTTCTATACCTTTGGCTTTGCCACCTTGTACTTCTGTATTTTCAATTAATTTTTCCATGCCTTGATTAACAATACGGTCACGCAAGCGGGCTAGGAAATGTACTTCTGTATAAAGTTCTGTACTTGTATTTTCAAAAAATGGAACTCCAACTCTTTGGAAATGTGCTCTAGCATCTGCTAATTTTTCATCTTTTTTAGGATCTTTTTGTAATGCCTGGACAATAGTTTCCACCGAGTACAAGTTATCCTTGGTAGCACCGGGGTTGAGTAAAAGTTTAGCGATCTTGTCAGGATCCGTTTCAATAACTTCTTCGTTGGCACGATTAATGATGCCGCGGCGTTGATCTAATTTATAACCTAGTGCTTTGGCAAGAGAATTAATTAATATATTTCTATCTGCGCCTTTGTATTCTGAGTTTCCAGGAGCAGACAAAAAGAATTTACCAATCCCCACATCTTTCATAAACATAAAATCAGTTTGTACATATCCGTTATTGGGATTACCAATTATGGGGGTTTTAAAATGCACTTGATTTCCACCTTTTTTAATGTATTCCTGTGGATTTAATTTTTGACTTACACACCATTGTGTAAGTTCTGCTACTAATTGTTCAGGTGTTATTTGACTAGCGTCCACCGCCACATCTAAATCTCCAGATGTAGGTTTAAGTCCCGTACTACCCAGTGTGTTGTTTATTAAATCAAGGTCGACCATTTGCTCGAGCCATTGCAATGTTGGCTTGACATCCGTTTGATTGATACGCTGTGTTGTTATTTGGCCGTCGTTGTTTTTAAAAACATTGCCGCCTTCTTTTAATGTTATCATTAGTTAGCCACCGCTCGTATTAACGTGTCTATAGTTTTAGAACCAGTATTTGGATTAGTAATTTGTTCTTTATTTTGTGCGATACGTTGTTGTAAAGTCGCAAGAGCCTCTGGTTCAAGACCTAGCGATCTAGCAATACCATTTCTGGTATATGCTGCGCTGGCCGATACTCCATCCCGGGCTTGCTGACCTTGATTTGCCTTAGCTACAGAAGATAATGCTAAATCAGCGTATTGCTGGAATGCTGTATCAACAGCTTTGGGATTTTTTCCTTTAAGCGTTTTCATTTGTGAAAAAATACCATTTAATTTTGCTTGAACTTCGGGGGAGGTGTTGTCTAATCCCGGTATTTTTTGTTTTATCCAATTAGGAAATTCAGTAGCAATATCTTTTTTTGAAATGCGGTTGGCAGTTTTTGCTCCGGCAGGTATGGCTATACCGCCTGGACTCATAGTTACATTATCTTCTCTAATCCCTGATTGTGGGCTCATTTGTTTATTTTGTGCCGCTATAGTTTGCTGTAATTTTGACTGTGGCGGCTTGGCCGCTTGTTGCTGAGCATATATTTGCGCCGCGTTAGGGGTAACTTCATATCCAATATCAAATTCTTGGTCAAATGCTTGTTGTAGTTGAGCAATTTTTTGTTGTTGCTGTTGTTTTACTCTAGTTGGTGTTTGGGCTTGTGCGGCTGGAGTTGTAGTATTAACATTAAACCCTTTTCTTGCTAATACTTTGGCAGCGTCGGCCGCTTGTTTGTTTCTTTTATCTTGAGTTTTGTCCCATTGTTTTTCTTGATAGCGATCGCCAACCGCAACAACTTTATTTTTTACATCATTATATTTTGTTTTGGCCGCGCTGATTGTGCTTTTGACTTTATCTAGCAAACCTTCGTCGGTACGCTGGCGCTTGGTTATTTCATGAATTTGCATCAGTTTTCCTTACGGTGCGAGTAAACTTGCCCGGGTCGCGAAGTTTAATAGCATTAATTAGTTTACGTGTAAGGTTCTCTGCTTGATCTGGTGTGTAGTTTTCATCAATTTGTTCTAATAAACTAATGGCGGACGCAATAATATTAGAGGCACGATTTTCAATTATATGGCGCCGATCGCGCTCAATATACATGCTGTCTAATTCTTCCAATAAACTACGGGTTTTCTTTTGCATAATTGCCAGAACCTTTTTATTATTTATTACAATTTAACTTATAGGCTGGCTTTTAATTTTGTTTAATTTGCCCCAACAATGCCTTTAATTTACTGCTTTGCACTTCGGCTGTAATTTTACTAACTTCGCCGGTATCAGCATCAATAGTTTCCCCATTGTTAACCCTACTTTGCGTTTTTATACTGTCATAAATGCTAGATTTTTTGAATGAATTTACTGGGGTAGCATCTTCGGGTAAATCAGTAATACGCATTGTTTCGACATTATAGTCTAATTCTACCTTTTGCCCTGTGCCGTTACTTGTGCGAGTTTTCATACATTGTAATTGATAGCGGCCACGCTCTTTCATAGCACGACTTGTAAAGATACCAAATACATTATCTGCGGTATTAATCTTAGAAATACCACCCGAAATATGGCTATGGTCAAATTCAATTTCTTCTACGGCCGCACGATTTAATTGTGAAGCTGTTACTAATAATATATTAAGTTCTTTTGCTAAATTGCGTAATTCTTCCGAAACATATTTGTCTTTGACAAACAAATCATTTGGGCTAACTTTAGCTGAAACTGGCATTAACAAATCCAAGTAATCGACCATTACAAAATCAATTTTAATACCTGTTTGAACTTGTACTTCTTTTAAATAACTGCGTACATCATTAATATTGCTTTGTGCTGGTAATGCTTTAACACGATATTGTCCAGCTTTTTTACCAAACATCTTAATTTTTAATTCAGCTGTTTCCAAATCTTTACGAATATCTTTAGTTGACATACTGGACAACATAGCATCGGTACGCAACCCAACTAATTCTTCTGAAAGTTCTAAACTAATATATGCGCCGCTAAGTCCTTGCTCTAGCCAACTAATAGCAATATTCATCATAACTAACGATTTACCAGACCCAGAGCCGCCAGCAAAAATATTCAATTCTCCACGACTAAATCCGCCATATAGGATTTTATCCAAGGATGGCCAGCCAGTACTTACTTGTCCGCCAGAATTAAAGTATTTGTCATTGCGACCTCTTGGGTCCGCAAAATAATCTGTACCCATATCTTTTTGTAAACTAATTTGAACCGCATCTTTAATTAGTTTTTCTACTGGGGCAAACTCACCCTTGTCCAACATATCATACGATTTAAGAATAGCTCTACTAAGTTCTTCCTTTTTAGTAAAACCTTCAAATTCTTCCATAAACCAATCTAAATTACCGTCTGGAAGATCTGGCAATGGTTCTAACTTAGAACCAGTAGCCGCATTAATTTGCTCTAATATAGGTAGTGAGCCGTGCTCTTCATAATGAGTTTTAACAAATTGCGCCGCCGTACGGATACTTCGGTCAAAGTTTTCTGGGTTATAGATATTTTGAACCCGAACAAATGATTCAGCATCGCTGAGCATCATTTCTAAAAATAATTTTTGTACTTCAACACTATAGTCTTTTAACAAGTTGCTTCCTTTTTATTTCAATTTTATATTTGTTAGTTTCTCTGGCATTTAATATAGTTAGCAAAGTCGCAACCTTACCCATAAAAATTACAGCATCATTTACATCTTTGATGCCAGCGGGCCATTCAGGAATACTTACACCCCACCCTAATTCTATTGCTTTATTTACTAATGCCATTCCAGCTTGATCCTGATCCGGGACCACGGTAATATTCTTACCTAAACTTTTAATTACCTGAACTTGTGTATTATTAATATCGTTGTGTAATACCGCCAATCCATTAATGGCAAGTGCGTCAAATACTCCTTCTACTACAATCAAATGTTGCCAATTATCTTTTTGTAAATCAACCCCAAATACATAACCTTGCTGTGTGTCCGATATAAATTTAGGTTGCCTGCCATCGATAAATCTAGATGTATTCCCTACCATTACACCTTTGTGAGTGAACGGTATTACGATACGTTTACTTAATCTTCCTTCATCGTTTGGGCTTACCATATACGGATAATTCAAACAATCAATACATCTACTTTCTAAGTATTCAATATACGGGAAATGAGCGGGATTGTCAATGTTTATAAGTTCCAAATTAGGAGGCAAATCACGCTCTTCAAATTCAACTGCTTTAATCTGCGTCTTTTGATTTTCAATCAAACCATTCATAGTTCGATGTCTTAGACTTTCAATATTAATTTGTTCAATGCTTTGCTGATCTACGCCTAACCATTTTAATAAGTTGCGAGCTTTAAATGATAAGTTGCGCCCTAAAATAAAACTAGCTGTATATCCACAATTAAAACAATGATAACTCCATCCGTTTTCTATGTTGGGTTTAAGGCCACCGCGTTGTCTTTTATCTTGATTGTCGCCTCTGTGAATACAACAAGGAGCATTGAATGATATCCAGCCAGAGCTAGTATGTTTTCGTTTACTTGGAAGAAAAGAAATCACATCAATCATGCTACAATTATAGCAGATTTAACCTGTAAAATCAACGTTTAACGGTAGAGTAAATTGGTAATATAACCAGTTGAGATGATTGGGAAAGCGCCTTGTTGTGCTGGCGGAACAGGATTAGCAGCTGGATTAACACTCCCTGATGGTATAGGCCAATAGCCAGATCCGCCGTTAATAATATTAAATCCAGTAACTGTCCCGTTAGCATCGATATTAGCAGTAACTTCGGCACCCGATCCATTACCTATAATGTCAACTTTTGGTGGAGCCAAATATCCGTAACCACCATTTTGTATAACAATATCTGTAAGCACTCCGTCATTGCATACCGCATAAGCAGATGCTGGCACACCAGGAGGATTTGGTGTTGAAAAAAGACTATTGTTAAAACATAATCTTAATAACGGATACCAACCAATTATATTCATATAAATTGTTTTTGTCTCGTCATAATAAGTTGTTGATTCAGTGATATTATAAAAAATGCTTTGATAATTTTGAGCAAACTGAGCTTTAATTGTTCCGGTGTATCCTATTAAATCCATTTGGATTGTGGTAACATAATTTCTTGGTTCAATAAAACTTGAATAAAATTCTGTATTTTGATAATTATTATTATACCAACTACCGTTGCCCCCGTAATACCAATTACCAGCCCATCCTGGATATTGTTCGTAACTTGCCCCGTCAAAACTTGTCTGCGAGCTTAGACTTGTAGTTGGAATTGTAAGTGGAATACTTGGTACGAATTGCGGAAATACTGAATTTACTAAATCAATTGGGGCCCGGGCACCAGCCTGAGCATTTGTAAATACTGCTTGATTCAAATTTCCGCTTTGTACACTAATAGAATACGATGCTGGTTGAGCAATTAATTCTAATGTATCCTCCCCGAGGATAGTCACTTTAACTTGCCCAGTAGCCGCATTAAGAATTGTCATAGGTGCCTGCAACAATAGCACAGTTCCTGCTGTGTTTGTAATACGAAAAGTAAAGGTACAACCGTTTACATTAACAGGTTTTTCGTCCTGATTAATAAAGGAAAAAAGGAGGACATTGTCTACTCCTAAATTTAGAGTTAATCGTTTAGCGTACACTGGGTCGTACCTCGCTGAAAAGTATTGCCCACTGCTGTCGAGCAATAATACCTGTGTTCGTTGCTGATAAAGGTAAGCGGTGGTTGAATACATACATATTATTTAGCGATATTTAATCATATATTTTTATACCATAAATATTCCAAATGATAATTATTAATAGATGAACGCAGAAATCTTTAAAAAATTAACTGACAAATACCCGTTTATAACGCTGTGTCTCTACTCCTCCCAAGAATATGTAGGGATAATACAGAATCGAGACGATGTTGTTACTACTATCTATGATTTTGGTAGTATAGCAGATTTAGAAGTAAAAAAATTATTCTTAGAATTAGCTAATGTTTGGTGGTGGGAAAGTAACAGATCAATACCCATTAATATCTATTTAAAACAAGAATGGGACCCGTTTAGAGTTTATCTGCGTACATTTATTAATAAAGATCTTGAAATCCTACACGGCCCAGTGTGTAGTCTAGCTGAAATAGGACGCAAAAAATCCAAAAGGAAAAGTATTACTTTAGTGCGCCGGATGGATTGATTTCATCCAGTAAATTCATATGTAGTGCAACTAACATTGCGTAGCTAAGACTATGCGACTTTTTAAAGACAAACCCTTTACTATCGTCTCCATCCCACACAGATTCAAATATTTCATTCCAAGGTTTGTTCTGTAAGTGTGCTTTACCTGGTCGAATAATTGCGATAAAAGCCGCCATTCTTGGAATTGAATCGGGTTTCATTTTTACTATTAAGTCAGTGTAATTTCCTACATGAGCTAGTTGTTTTGACCACTCGATGTCAGTCCATAGTCTTCCCCAGGGTGGTTCTTTTTTTAGCATTTCCTCATAATGTTCCGGGCTTTTAATTAGCTGATAAACTGACATGTTTAGTAAATCAATTTTAAAATATCCACGAGTTTCCGCTTCTTCGTAAGTAATAGCCGCACATTGATTGACTGGATCATACGGAATATCAGTAACATATACTCCTGAATTATGTTTTCGAATTTGACCTTGATGCAATTGTCGTGCTGGTATCGATTGAATAAGTCTTAAAACTTGTTCTCGGTCTGCTAAATCAATATCGATATCTGCTGACATTACCAACCGGCCTTTTGCAATAGTTCTTGTGCTTCTATACGATTTGCTGGATCGTCTTTTAATTTTTTAGTCCATACATCAGGATCTATATATGACCATACCATTGTTTGATGTTCAGTATTCATTTCAGCTAAAAATTTTTGACCAGATTCGCAATTATATAATATCCACGGACTTATACGACCGTTGACTATGGCACTAGTAATTACATTATGATTGCCATAACGCAGATAATCTTGGGACGGTGCCTCTTTTTCCTCGGCCCAAGTTAAGGCGTGTTCTATGCCACGAGCCAACGCATCTTCCATACGCTCTACTTTAAGATAGAATAGTAAATATTCTTCATAAAGTTTGTCACTACACCAATAGTCTAATTTTTTATTTTGTTTTAACACCCATTCTGTAAAGCGAGCTGGGTTGATAACTTTTGTACTTACACAATATCTACCAAATTTTACAAAGGCTTTGTAATAAGGGCTTTCGCAAAAATCATCATATGTTTTTAGTTTAGCTGATCCTTGTGTTAGCTCATAGAATTTTAAATAAGAATTGAATCCCAATCTAACACCAGCTTCATCTTTTTCTTGTCTTCGTCTTCTAGGCTCACAAGAATGAATTGCCAAAGAAGATTCTTTGATAAAATTCTTCTTACAATACTGGCATGTATGACTCATTCTTCTGGATTAATAGCAAAGTTTCGTTCTAATTTTTCTTTTTTAATATAAGCAATCGAATCTGCTGGGGTAGCATTTGGATTTAAAAACAACGGCAAAAGTCTAGCAACTTCGTTGGCTGTAATATTTTTTACAGGCTTGTATCTAAATACAGTACCGTCCTTGTCAACAAATTCTACTTGCTTATAGCCTGGTTCCGATTTTTTTGAAAAAAACCAAATCATTTTTTACTCTCCTGTCCTAATTTTTTCATGTATGCATCTATATCTTTTTTAGTATTAATTTTTGACATTAAATCTATTTCGTCATCTTTTAAATGTGGATATAGTTCAGCAATTTGTTTTTTAATACTACCAGCGCCTGGTTCTTTCTTTTTTGTAGCAATCCAATTGTGTCTAAAGGTTCCCATGCCTGGACTGACAGTAGTTGCCAATAGCCATTGCAATTTAGGATGTTTATGTAAGGGGAAAAAATTTTTGTTAAGTCGTTCATTTGTAGAAATAAGATAAAATTCTTGTAAATCTCTACTGCCGTTTACACTACTACCATATCTAATCATTAAAAATGTAGAGAATTTTTTACGCTCCTCGTCAGTTAAACTGTCGTAAAAATCACGATTTTTACGATCAAATTGCGTCATTTCGTTATTAATACTTAGCTTATCCACAAATTAAAATGCCTTATTATAATCTACTACTTCACAAGTGCGACTGATATCTTTGACAAAATATACACATTCTGGTTCTTTACCGTCACTTATTGGAACGCATAGCATTTGTCCATTTTTAAGTTTAGGAGCATACCATGCTACATCCTGATAGACATCTAAAATTTCTACATCAAGAAAACTTGGTCTAAAACTAGATATTGGATTAAACTGAAATGCTTTGAATCCACGATCATTAAGTGCCGACAATGGTATAACTTCTAAGTCACCGAAATCTGGCTCACCGATTAATAGTTGCCAGTCAACAGGCATACGGATTTTATGTTCACCAATTTTTAATACTAACGCAGGAGCATTAAAATTTTCTAAAAAAATTAATGGAATGTAGTGATAGTCCGGATCTTGTGGATTGGAGTTATCCAAAATACTAAAACGCATATCATCTACTTCTTCAGGAAGATGATCTAAATCGTATGGTTCGTTGTCTAAAGTTAGTATTCTCATATTGTTATTGTAACATCACATTTAATTTTGTCAACTATTTCCACTCTAATTTTTCTTGAGTAAATGGGTAGTTAGCATCTTTATAAAACTGTTTACGTTTGGTCAAATGTCTTTTGGCAAATTTACAAGTACTAGTTATGTCCCAGATTTGTACAAAATCTTTGTCTTCAGCTTTGCGTATACCTCGCCCAATACTTTGTATAACACGAACAAAGCTCTTTCCGGGTTCCACAAGTACCAGATTAAAAATACGAGGAATATTAATACCCACAGCGGCAACGCCATAAGTCGCCACAATAATTTTATCATCAACTTCGGCCACTTCGGCATATTCTTCATCTCGTTTTGTTCCTTTTGTTGCGCCCGATACAAATACAGCACGGTCGCCTAATCGTTCTACTAGTGCGTGACCAGCAGCAACTCGATCCACTAGAACTAATGTATTACCGGTGGCTTTAACTTTTCCTATTAATTGTGATATTGTATCAAGTCTATCTGGTTCTTCTAATAAAAATTTAAGTTCAGATTGATAATTAGAAAACTCAGCATGGTCAATTAATTGTACAATATTTACATGACATCTAGCTAGTACTCCACGACCTTGTAGTTCGCTAGCCGACAGTTGATTAATAACTGGGCCTAGACTGCATTTCAATGCTTGAAACTCGTATGGTTCTTTAGGTACAGTACCGGTTAGGCCCCATCGAATAGGAATACGACCCATTACTCCTGTAAGTAATGTTTTTAACGCATCGGCTTTAGCCATGTGTACTTCGTCGACCATAATACAAACCACATCTTCAATGAAGTCATGAATTGTAATATCTGATCCGTTTTTAGTATTCTTAAGAAGTATGTTCAGAGATTGCCAAGTACAGATTGTATGTTTTTTACCCCACTCTTTCCTGTCTCCAAAATATACTCCAACATCTAATCCTAACCCACGATAATCTTTTTCTGTTTGAGTAACTAAACTCTTGTTAGGTACGATTACAATCGTCCTACCATGGGCTTCGCATCGTTGACTAAGTGCCGCGGTCATGATAGTCTTACCAGCACCTGTGGCAATTTCCTGTATACTTTGCGGATTTTCTAAAAAATTATTAATAATTTCAACTTGATAATCTCGTAATTTAATAGGTTGGTCTTCCATAGGATGACCCTTGCCCCAATTGATATGAGAAAACGTTTCTTCAGTTACTCTATCGAAAGTAAAATTAGTACTATAGTCACGAAGATCGTTAAGCTCGATGTCATAATTGTAACTTTCTAGTATAGGAATAATTTCAGGAAGTAAATTTACAAAAGTACTACCGCCTAACTGAAAATAGCTTACTTTGCCATCCCATCGACCAAGTTTAACCGCGGGTAAATATCTGGCACCCGGCACATCATATTTGAATGTGTTTACTAATTTGCGCCTAGCATCCAATTCAAGGCCTTCTATTTTGATATTAACTTCATCACGGATTGTAATTATAGCTGTTCGCATTATTGCTTATTGTAGCATATTTAATTGATTAATGTCAAAAAAACAGGCACCGTTTTATGGGTGCCTGGTAAAATGAGCTGTAAAACAGCCCAGGAGCTACCTTGTACTTACCTTATAATCTAAGGTAAGTAAAATTTTTAGCTATTCTTCATACAAGTACTAGCCGCCAAAGCCTTCCAATTACTTTGTGATACTTTGGTTAAGTCGGCTAATTTAAGCGCCATACGCAAAGACATTTCACGCAATCGATCTTTGTTCGAATCCATAAATGCTAGGATTTCTTCACCTTGTTCCGGACTAAAATCATAGTCTTTGAACAATTGACCTTGACGGAAAATTTGTTTAATACGCAAGAATTTGTCACGCATTGTGTTCAAAGTTAAATCCAAAAAGTGGCATCGACTCTGTAATGCTTCTAAGTGATCCTGCATTTTCTTAGATTTAAGATTATCAAACTTCAAGTTGGTAATAAAAATACAGCCACCTTTAAAGTCAAACATATCCGGAACACCCTCGCGGCGTAACATAGCACTATCAGAGTTCCAGTGGATTTTACGCTTCTTACCAGAGTCTAATGCGGCTTTAAGAATGTTAAGCGCCAATTCGTCTTGGAATACCGAGTCGCAATCGTCAAATACTAAAACGTTGTTAGCATCGGAATGACGATATAAGGTACAGTATAAACCAATCGGAGTCATCGCACCTTTGACTACTTCATACTTGACTTTCTTACCCGAGATTTTATCAAATAACCCTGCCTTCTCAAGTTCAAACTCAACACCGTATGACTTACCAACACCCGGGGGACCAACTACAATCATAGCGCGAACATCGCCTGAAATTGTAGCACGAGTCATTTGGTGTAAAATTTCAAATCGTTGTTCAATACGGTCCATAATTTCGTCGTCTGACTCAACTACAGGCTTAGTTACGATTGGCGCAACAAAATCGTTAGCCGGCATTGATTCGTTAGTAAATTCTAAATCTTCAATTGAACTTACTTTGATACGAACTACTTCAGGTACATCGGGGCCAAAATAGCCATCTGCTTTTACTGTCACATAGCCTCCTTTGGCTCCAGTTTGATAACCTTTTACTAAATTAAAAATCATACCGCTTACAGGTTGATTGCGATACGACCCATTTTTAATCAAAATTGTAGACATCTTTTAGCTCCTTAACTATATTGTTAATAAGATTATTATAATATTAAATTAATTATTTGTCAACTAGGCTTTGTTTGTATAACGAATAATAACTTCTGCGCCTGAAAACATAGCCTTAACTGTTTCTTCAGCTAGATAAAACGAAGTAGTATGAATTGGCATAGTACCTTCGCTAATTACTTCGGTACTACCTGGGTGATATGCTGAATAAGTTACGTTATAAGTTTCGTTCATTTCAACTCCGTTTTGTTACTATAATAATAGTATAGCAAAATGGGAATTAATTGTCAACCAAAATAAAACCCCTAAAAATAGGGGTTTGTAAGTGGGCACTAACTTATTGGGCACCAAGCCACTGTAGGCTCTTATCCAACCAGGGTAATACTAGATCTCGCTGATGTAAAAATCCTCTAGCTAGCACTGATTTGTCAGCCGAGTCAGGGAGTAGTTTAGCCTCAACTAAATCATACCAACGAACAGTTTTTAGGTCTTTAGGTTCTTGATTGCTTTTATATACTATAGCATAGATCCAATTGTTCACTGGATCTATTTTAAAAAATCCAGATTTACAGTCCCACCCGGTCACAGCTAGCATATGGATAAGACTTACTATGGTATGGTGATAATAGCAACCGTCCTGCTGACTAAAATCTAGATCTTTATGATGCATATTAGTAGTTTGTTGGATCATTATAGCCAGCATAGCACCATCGCTGGTAATATTTCTCCAATTTGATAATGTTTTAATTGGATCTACTGCATATTGGAAAGAATTGTGGCACCACAATACATCAAATTTATCGTGCGGTGGATAGATATTTGATTCAAAATCTACTTTTTGATAAGTGATATTTTGATAATCTTTAGCGATTGCAAGATTATCTAAGATATCTATACCTTGACATTGTATATTAAGTGGAGTTGCATATTCATCGTTTGTGGTGCGAGTAGCCCACCATACTAAATCTTTTCCTGCTCCGCATCCAATGTCGGCTAAAGTTTTAATAGACAACATAAAATCTTCGTATTGACCTAGAGCATTTAATACTTCTAAACTGTGTTGGTGTGATTCGTCATGATTTTTAAACATATTATACCTGTATATCTTCCATTCCGGCGGCTCTAAGTCTAACTATATGTCCTAGCATAAAATTTTTAGATTCCATTGCTTTCATAATACCTAAGTAACGATTGCGTAACAATGCTACTTCATTAATAAGTGTTTCGAAGTCAATAACTTCATCTTCGCCGTCGACATATTTTTCTGCATCGCGGCTAGTTAAAGCACGAGCGTAACCTTCGAGATATTTTTGGAAGTGTTTACGGCGAATTTTTCGTAATTGAATATTAAGATAATTTAGGACAGCTTCAATTTCTTGTAGTTGATTAAATCTGTGTTCGGTAATGCCAGGCAGTTTGGTAATATTTTTTTCAACCATGCCACCTACCCGGCATTCCAATTTAGCATTTTCGAGTTCAGTTTCATAGTGTGCGATAAAATCTGGTATCGCACTCAAATCGGCTGTTACACGGCTATACCACATTAATAGTCGTCGTCCTCGTAATCATCTTGGTCTTCATATTCTTCATCTTCGTCAGCATCTGCATCTTCGTGATCCTTAAGATAACTTGTAAGTGCTCGTTTAACTTCTGATTCTGATTTAAAAATATTTTTAATATCATCTGCATCAATATCATTGTCGATTAAAACTGATACCAGTGTTTCGGCAGCTTCGTCCTTATCTACTGTATTGATAAAACGCTTTAGTTCGTTATAAAGTTCTCTTGCTAAATCTACTGACATTCTTAATCCTCCGTTGGTGTGTCATCAGTACTTACTGTTTCTGGCTGTTTTCCGAAGTCTAACATGATTTTATCAAGACAGCCTTCTTCGTTAGCTTCCCATTTTTTACGGAACTGTTTGATTATTTCGCCATCACTGCTTACAAATACTAAACTATTACCTTCTTTTTTAAGCAAGCCACGCTTTTCAGCCAAATCCACCATACCGCTATATGGGTTCATACCTGTTTCATAAGGGATCTTAATTTGCATTCCTTCAAACGGTTTAGCATAACGAGTTTTCATAACTTTACAACCAGCTCGAATACCCATAACATCGCTAATCTTGTTGCCATCTTCATCTTCTTTTAACTTCATTTTCTTCATGGCAACAACAATACTTGACGCATATATAAAGCCTTGGCCACCCGAGATCTTGTCATCTGGATCAAACATGTCTTGCGAAGCATATGTATGATTAGTACAAACCATTCCAACATTATAACTACCGAAAAAGTTTACACAATTTCTTACTAATGCTGTAAGTGCTTTAGGTTTACGACCCATGTCGCCTTTTAAATCACCTGCTTCGAACTGGTTCATGTCTGTTGGTGTTAATAACATACCCAGCGAATCAACTACAAACAATACCTTTGGACGCTCGCCGTCGGGTAAAGATTTGTAATCTTGCATAAATGTTGAAATGGTTTTTGCTACATCATCAATCATAGCCATATTGAGTTTAAGCAATTTACTTTCGCTTGTGTCAACACCAAGATTGTGTAGCCATAGTTCATCGAGCGCATTTTCTGTATCAATTAATACAACAAAAATACCTTGATCTTGTGCGTTTTTTACAATATTTCCAGAACAGATATAAGACTTTCCTGCGCCGGATTCGCCAGCAAATACAGTTACTTTGCCTAGCGGAATACCTTTATTAAAATCTCCCGAGATCAAATAGTTTAAAGCAAAGTTGCCTGTGCTAATCCAATCTGTGGGATCATTAAATCCAATTGACATTCCGTCAATTGATTTAGTAATGTCCTTTCTGAACTTACTGAAGTCGTATGGCTTGGCCATTATTATTCCTTTGAGTTATAGTAGATATAATAGCATAAGAGTTGCCTCTTATGCTATTATTTTGGCTTAATGCTTAGGCTTTTTGACGAGCACGAATCATCGCAAGAATGTCTTGTGCCTTATCTGACGTTGCCGCAGGAGTAGCTACAGGAGCACTTGCTGAAGGAACATCATCTTCGTCATCAAAATTACTTGCTACAGGTGCCGGTACTGCTTTGGCTACTGGAGCAGGCGCATCTTCTACTTGAGTTGCTGGAGCACCGGATCCTGCCGGTGCGTTAACACCCGCTGGACGGAAATATTGTCCCCAACGCTCTGTGTCATAACTCTGACCATCAACCGATGCTTCGAACATTTCTTTGATAACTTTGAGTTCAACATCGCCTGGTTTCTTTGGCAAGAATGTTGATAAATCAAATAAACCATACTGTTCAACAGCCGCTTGCTCGGCTTCAGTAAGAGCTGATTCTTTTCGAGACCATTTAGAACCGCTATAATCAGCAAAGCCACCTTTGGAGCCTTTACTAATACGGAAGTCTAAACCTTTGAGATAGTCTGTTGGAAGCTCTTCCAATTCTGGATCCATTAACGCACCTTTGATTAGTGTGAAGATTTGTGGACCAATAATAAAACGACGAATTGGATTTTCTGGAGTCTTGTCATCAGTTAATGGGTTTTCGCGAACAAAACCTTGGAATATATAATCGCGTTTTTTCCAATACTTACGGCCCATATCTTCTAATGCCGGATCTTTAAACCATGTACGCACTTCTGACAAGATTGGACAAGTTTCGCCCCACATTTCCACGCATGGAACACGGACTTGTACTTGTTTAGATTCTAGTTCCCCTTTAACACCATTAAATGGTAAACGAATCATTGCTCGTTCTTGCCAAAAGAATGTGTTTTTTGTATTACCGTCTGGGAGGAAACGGAGTGTGGCGTTTTGACCTTCTTCGATTGACCAATGTGGATAAATCGCCGAGTCGCCTTGTGATTGACCGCCTTGTTTGTTACCTTCTGCCGCTTGTAAGCGGGCTCTGATTTCTGCTAATGATGCCATTTTAAGTTGCCTTTCAAGTTTATAAAATGTGATGCCTATCTATGTTACTAGATTAAAGTTGCCTACAGTCTTATTATACACAGGACTGTCTGTGTTTACTACTAAACTGGTTAAGTTGCCTTACTAATGTTGCCGATTATTGCTTTCTAACACTTATTTATCTAAGGAAGATAGAACTAACAGATTTCATAGCGGTTAAATTTGAATCTTCTTGTCCATTTGTAGGGGTATCGTTTTCTCTAATACCAGCCAAGAATTTAATTCTAGCCATCATATCTTCGTCAGTACCTTCCACTGGTTCTAATTTACCGGAATGTCCATATGGGCCTGTTAACGCTGTATTTTCGTTAACTCCTTTAGATTTATGTAATTTATTTTTGAGCATTTTTAACTTTCTACTTAATGGATCATTTAATGCCACGCGGCCACCTGAACGAACAATTTTTTCAATTTCATCTTGTATTTTAGTCATTTGGTCAACGATACTGCCATTTTCTTCCAACCAATTCCCCCCACCGACTGTTTCAGAAACTCCATAATCTTTTTGTAAATCATCATAGATCATTTGTAGAATTTTTTCGATATCATCTTTAGGATGTAGTCCTGTTTCGAATGTAATTTCCTCGATTTTGTCGTGTATCTGTTGTGAAACAAATTTTTCAATATTAGATTTTGGATTAGCATACACATCATAAATGTCAACGCTGTCTCGAGCAATATCTTGTAATAACATATCAACTTCACTCATAGCAGATTCTTCTAAACGATCAACAGCGCGATCAATACCTAGATTACGTTTTATAAATTTCTTTTGATCCTTATCTTTTTCAGTTTTGTCTATACCTGTAATTGCATCCATGCCGCGTTTCATTCCTGAATAATGAACATCATTACTTGCTTTTTTAACATAATTTTTTAATGTGTCTGGACTTAATTCATCTAATGTTTCTGTACCATGGCCAGCACTTTCCAAATCACTAACAACATTTTTAATCCAACCGCTTACATCACTACTACCAATTTCATCTACATCACCTATCCACTCAGCTTGGTCACGAGCAGCATTCATAACAGCTTCTGGACCAAACTTAGCTAATAAATCTGGATGAGCCATCATAATACGATTAATAATAGCAGACTCTACTGGACTTGCGTCATCTGTATCGAAAGTTTCTTTTACTGGGGGCGATGCTTGTTTTGTAACAGGCACCCATTGACCATTTTTAAATTCTCGTTGAGCACCGGCGCCACTGTATTCATCTAATTCTTTTTGGTCAGGCTCTGGAGTTTTTAATTGCCCAATAACTTGAGCAATATCTGGATTATTTTTTAATTCTTCTAAACGAGTAAGAATAATTTCGCGAGCATCAGCATTAGCATCTTGATCTGCCAATTCTTGTAAACGGTCAAACAATTCATCATCACCAAGTAAATCATATAATAATTCTGTAGCATTAGTAGCATCAGCTCCGACTGGTAATTCTTGACTAAGCAATGTTACTAAAGCAGTTTGTTTTTCTTTAGTATCGGGAATTGCCCAAGTACCTTCAAGAATAAGGTTGGTCCAATTTTCAAATATGTTAGCTTCTTTCATGTTATGTTCCTGTTGTAATTTTGCTAATAACGGTAATGCTTGTTCAATTCGCGAGTCAATATTTTGTTCTATAAACATATGACGCAAATCTTCTATAATCACATCTTCGTCTGTTAACGCTGCTGGATTCCACGATTCAAAATATTTTGTATATCCAATTTTTGTACTTAAACTTTTCAAATTACTTTGAAGTGTTTCGTAATAATGTGTAGCTTGTTCTACTAACTGTTGTGTTTCGCCTTCAAAAATTTTGCCTTGATTAGCACGGCGGAAACGACTTAATAAATTCATTTCCTCGACAATAGTAACAATATGATTGCCCCGAGCATCATAAGGTTTTCCACCCTGTCGTACATGTTCTAACATAGCGCGACCAGCAGATAATTTTGTAAATGGAAGTTTGAATCTTTCACCGTCTGCAGTTTCAATAAACAACGATTGTATATTGCGAAAGCGAGCTTCACCTTCTCCTATGTTGCGTTTATGTTTAATCATCAAACGAGCTTGGGTAGTATCGGCATTCCAAGATACATCTTTTTTACCTTGCCAAGATTCAAATAGTCCTTCGTTAATAGCGGCTTGACCTTGCATACTATATTTTAATTTGTTTAAATTTTGTAATGTAAAACTGAATAAATTCCGCTTGGCAAACATCCGGAGTTGATATAAGAAATTAAACCAACCTTTTTTATCGTCGCCTTCCATGCTTTTGCCAATATTATCGCCAAAATAAACATTTAAGTCATTTTCATCATTGAGCATAATAACGACTGTGCCGTAATCTTGTCCTGATTCACCTTTATAATTAAAAGAAAATAAATCTGCTTCTTCGGGTGATTCAGCTGGTTTGCCATGATTGTTTAATGATTGTGGGTCGAAATTCTTGCTGATAAGCAAGTCATTCAACTTCTGATTAGCGTTGTTTTGTGCCATAGTATATTATTTAGCTATTTTTAATTTAATACATTGTCGAAATAAAGGGCAATGGCGGGGTAATACTTTCCCCAAAGTCCCGCATTTGTGTGTCCATTTCTGGGTGGTATGTTTGCAATAGTATCATCATACGAGTAACTAACAAAGCCGCCATAACTAAGTCATCTGTACTACCTGGTTTTGCCGCATAACTTACCCCGTTAGCTACAAAAGTTTTTAATTCAGAAATTAGTGGCCGACTACGCAATTTCATTTTACCTGATTCGATAAGGGTTTTCATTTTAGCACAAGCAGTTAGCTTATTTTTAGGGCTAGTATTGAAACCTTTCCGATACCGGCCGGCTCCTCGAGTAGGGTCCGACAAGAAATACCCCTTGATATTCTCTTCACCAAACTGCTCTATTGAGATAAGAGCAGCTTCCCCAATGGTGTTATTTTCGACAGAAAAGTAAATTGATTGCTCGTCTTTTACAAAACTGTAAATGTATTTTACAATGTCAGCTAGTATGCGAATTTGCTCAGGAATAGGGGTACGATTGTGCTTCCACTCACCTATTTGTTCAGTAGTATTAGCTTCAAAAATTTGTATAGCGGCCGGGTCACCGCCTGTTCCTAAACTAGGATCTAAGCCAACACAATACATCTTGCCTGGTTCAGGCTGTTTATACCAGCGTACTTGAGCAGTTCTATATACTGGCTCGATGCCCTCTAAGTCTATGAGTTTAGCCGGCGCGATCAGCGTCTCATCGTTAATAATAAATTCGCAATCCATTTCACGACGAAAACGATCTTCGCCTAATTGTGCTCGTTGCGCAGCGGCCCATGCGTCATCTCGATCAGGATGTTCACGCCAAAAAGAACGGAAAGCACGGAAACCGTTTATACCTACTTCTTGCGGATTACCATGTGAATCTTCCATTTTATTTGCGCCTTTCCACAATAACGCAAATTGATCTTCGTCCGAGTTAGGAGTGGAGGTAATAATACATTTACCACCAGTTGCCAATGTTGGCGAGATAGAAGTCCAGAATTCTTGAGCTACAGAGGGTCGAACAAACGCAAACTCATCACAATATAATAGTGATATAGACATACCACGACCTGTGTTTTCTGTTGTTGTAGCCGACATAATACGGGAACCGTTTTCAAATTCTATCGAACCTTTGTTGTAATTTGTTGCTCCGGCGCGAATATGATCGGGACACATTTCGTAAGCATAGCGAACACGAGTCATAATCTCTTGTGACCCGTCATACTTGTGAGCGGCAATTAAAACTGTAGAATCTGGCACAAACATCGCATACCATAACAAATATCCTGCCGCACTAGTTGACTTACCTGTTTGTCGTGGCATCATCGAAATATTAAATCGATAATTATGGTATGTTGTTATTAAACGTGTCTGATACTCATATGGATGGTACTGCATTTTTCCTCTAACTGGATGCTGAATAAAGAAAAAGTTATTCATAAAATATGAAGGACCAGTTATCGGATCAGCGCACAAAGCGAATTCTTCGAGCTGTTGTTTAGTCCAAACTTGTTTTTTATAGGGAGTTTTAGCTAGCGAGCTTTGATCAAAGGCCATAATTGTATTTAATTGGATAGCCCATGCTGGGCTACTTTTATTGGCCTAGATTAAACTGTATGCCAGTTGCTTGCTCAATGGCTGTTATAGTTGTTTGGTATTTTGGTAAATCGGACACAGGAAGTGGCGCATTAGGCATCATGTATGCCATAACCTTACCTGATGTTCGCTCAATAATAATCTTATACAACCCATCAGGAACACCTACGCCGTTACCAATGACTTTGTGAGCGGGCATAAACACAGGGCCAGAAATAATATAAAAATCACCTCCGGCCAGAACCCAGTCTCGTACCCAAGTTTCTAATTGTTTCCAAATACCACGGTTATTGTTAGGTACTTGCGGCAACATATTAGATAAGAAGAATGATTCTGACATAATCTCAGCCGACTGCGTGTTATTACCAGCAGGGCTCATGTGGCCTCGATCATAAGGTTGACCAGCATAATCTTTAAGTTGTGCTTGGCATTGCGGAAATACTTTAGGATCGGGCCTAAAATCATCTTTTCGTTTGAACCCACCAACAATTTTGTCTTTTGTTAGGTGTTCGAATACAGCAATAGGACCCTTAACATCACACTTGTGTATAAGGGCATAATTCAAATGACATATTTCCTGATCGCCTAACTTAGCCGGATATAGCGGAGTGCCATTTGCTGTAAACTGCGGACACTCCTTGGCAATCTGTGCTAAAACAGACAGTGGAACAAAGAATAATATTACAAGTAATTTTTTCATTTAGCGTAGCCTTTAAATGCTTTTACTGGACTATGTTTTCCAATATTTTTTGGTTCTTCGCTTTTTGGTGTACTAATTGCTACTTTGCCGCCACGATGCATCAAAGCAAGCCCAGCGTCAAGAGCTTCTTCGTCTGCCGTTGTGTAACAAACTACTGTCAAGTCTCTCCCAAATGCTGATTCAGGATCAAATTCGTTAGGACCGACTGATGCCTTGTTATGTTTTGCTGCGGCCATGCTTACACCAAACCGATATTGCATGTAAGCATCCTGATTTGGAAATCCTGGTAATTTGAATGATGCTGGTAAGGTGTCTGATAGTTCAGTATTAACTTTTCCAGAACTGCTTTCGGATATAAATTCGTTAGCTCTCATTTTCTTTTATAACCTTTGAATCCTGCTACAGGACTATTTTTATTTACAAATGAAGGTTCAGATGATTTTTGGTCGCTAATTCCTGTTCCAACTTCACCCATAGCACGTGCTGTAGCGTCAAGTATATCTGCGTCAGCTTGTGTATACGCTAATGATGTCATTTTTTGACCTGTTGGACTTGCCTTGCTCATCACATGGCCGTCTTTGTCTAACGGTTGCCCGGCGGCCGCTACCATAAAACGCCACATTTGATAAGGATTAGAATTATCTAATTTATCATACCGCTTCATTCCAGTCATAGGACCAGAATGTTCTTCGGGAAATGTTGAATGAGTTTCAACAACAAACTCTTTAGCTCGCATGATTAGGCATTCAGTGCGTTAACACCCGCCAGTGCTGAACTTGCTGTGCCAATTTCTTGCGCTGTTGAATTCCCACCAATAATAGTAAGTTTATTACCGGCGCCAACATAAATCTGTTCGCGACTGTTGGCAGGAATTTGTGGATTAGCTGAATATAAGTTACCTACCGCAGCTGGAGTGATAGTTGCTGTTACTGTGCCATTAGCTGTAGCATTAGCACTTAAAGTAATACTTACTCCAGGACTGTATGCTGTTACAGTTGTGCCACCAGGAATACCGGTACCAGTAATGCCAGCACCAATAGGAACATTAATAGTGCCCTCTGTTGTAACAATATTGCTAGCATTGGCTGTTGTTACTGTAGTAGTAAAACTCAATGGAGGTAATGCTACTGCGTAGACATTATATGTAATCGAATTAGTTCCTGTTACAATTTCTGCTTTATCCGTGTACCAAGTAGTATTACTAAATGCTCCTGCTGTGACGTTGGCTTGACTCATTTACTTTAATCCTTATTTTGTTTTAAATGCTTTATATAGATTCAAGAAAGAATCAACTGACTCTTCCATAGTGTGTAAACGCTCTTCTTGCGAAGCTACTACTGGAACAGTGGTTTGTCCGGTCGACTTAGGACCATCTAAGCCACCGCTATATTGCAATGCGTCATCGCTTTCTTCTTGATTTGTAGGATAGTCTGGATCATTTTGCGAAACTGGAGCGTCGGCTTCGGCTAATTCGTCACATTGGCAAGGAACGCCACCACATGAACCGCATGGCGCTTCTTCGCTGCTAGTACTAGGGCTTTGTGTGACACCCATTGAATGTAACAACTGTTTAAAACGACTAACATCATCGCCATCTACAGTAATTGTAATACTTTCGTGATCTTGGCCGCCGTCATCGTTTTTTGTTGCTGTTGTATTAACATTAACATTTTCGCTAATCATATTTTCAATGTCGCGATTCCATGAATCATAAATTCCGCCACCAAATTTCATACCGCCTTTACTAGATTTAGGAGCTTCAGAAGCAGTAGCTACAGAACCAGAAGTTGTTGTTTCGTCAACTTTTTCTTCTTTCTTGAATTTCTTTTTACCACCTTCTTCGTCTTTACCTAAACGGCCAGCAATAACGTCACCGCGGGTAACTTTGTCGTATGGTTTAGCATTATTAGCTAAATTGCCATCGCCTTTACCTTCTTCAGTTGTTTTAGCTTTAACTTTTTCTGGTAAACCTTTGTGCTTGGTGCTAGCAAAATCTTCAGCATCTTTTTTCTTCATACCTTTAGCAACTTTAGCAACTTCTTTGCTAGCTGGTTTTTCGCCTTTTTGTGCTGCGTGAACCATTCCCATAAATTTTTGTTGCTTTTTGCTAACTGCTTTTTCTTGAATTGGCTGGCCGCAATGGTCGCAAACTTCAGCAACATCTTCTTCACGCATAGCATCTTTAGCCATTAATTTACTTTTACCTGTAGGACCACGAGCACCAGTAGCACCTTTAGTACCTGCTGGCCGGCCACGACCACGCTTAACTACTGGCTTGCCACCTTTACTTGCTGGAGCATCTGCATCGTCATCTTCTGGCTCGTCATCAAATCTGCGTGTATATACAGTACCTGTGCTTACTTGACGCTTATCAAATTTGCCAGTTCCTTTTTCTTTTTCGCGCTGGGCTAACCATTTATCCATGTCATCCCAACCTTCTTCAACTTCTGTTTCGGATTGATTAGAACTAATTGCGTTGCCAATTGTATTGCCAGCGATTGCCCCGCGAACTGCCCCAACTGGGCCGCCTACTAATGCGCCAGCCGCGCCGCCTAAAGCAGCTCCAACTAAACCTTCGTCACAATTGCACGCCTTCATAAATTTTCCATGATCAAATCGTGGATTAGATGCTTTAAAAATACCAGCGTGATGTTTAGCAAGTTCCATACGCTTGGCCGGATCTTCAATGTGCTTTAACAAGTCTGCTGTATGTTGAAAATGTTGGCGAGTCATTGTTTCGTCTAGTTCACTTGTGTCTGTATACTCTTTGCCGCCTACACTAAATTTTTCACCTTTGGGTGTTGATTTAAGTTTACCAGTGAAAGCATTGCCTTCAAACTCCATACCATTGTATGCGTCGGCATCACCGGCAGAGCCGTTATAGGGTTTAGATACAGCGTCTTCTTTAGCTTGTTTTTTGTCAAATGGAGCTAGTTTGCGATTTAGATAATCCATAATATCCTCTTCGTTTTCGTCAGCTTCATAATAATCGCGACCTTTGTTAAGACGCTTCATTTTATCTTTAAGTGGGACATTTCCAGGAATACCTTTTGATGGTGTAGGAGTATCACATTCCATTTCGGCTTCATCCATCTTGTCATATTGATTACGGATTTTATCCATTTTTTCTTTGCTAGCATGTTCACGGCCTGCTTTTCGTAAAGCATCCATGCCTTGTTTGCCATACTTTTTGTTTCCTAAATAGGCTTGCAATGCGCTTTCTTCCATGCCGTTTTCTTGTACTGGAAATGTTTTGCCACCCACGGTGAATTCAGTTTTGTGATCTTTTTTGGCATTGGCTAGTGCGCCAGAAAATTCATTGCCTTCGTCGGCGATTTCTTCATTAGCGTGACGCAATTTATTTAATACTGCTCCAGCAATACGCTTGCCTTTTTCACCACCGCCCGCGGACTTTTCAATCTTAGCAAAATTTTTTCCAGGCTTACCAATGTCTTTACCTGCGGCGGCCTTTTTAGCAGAGTAACCAACTTTTTCTTCCAAGCTACCTGAGCCACTAAAATTTATTCCGCCTGTACCATCTTCCATTAAGGTCTTTAAATCAGAGCGTAATGCTTGTTCTAATGTTTGACGAGCAGGAGTTTGTGGAGCTTGTTTACTCTCTACTAATTTTTTTTCTTCGGCACCTATGCCGTTTAATTTTTTGTTAAGGTCGTAAAAAAAGCTCATTTGTAATTTCCTGATGGTTGTGCGCCAGTTGCTGGCTTGCGCGGACGCTTCTCTGCGTGTGTCATTGGGCTATCATCGCCCATTGGCAAATCGTTTGTTGTTTCAGCAGGCTTTGGGCTACCGCCAGCAATAGTAAAGTTACTACGATAAGAATTTTTTAATACAGCATGGTCATATGGATCAGCTGAATAATCTTTAATTAATTCTTTTTGTTTAGCATCATCTGCTGGATATGGTGCTGTTAAAACTGGATCTGCTTGTGCTTCAAGTTTTGATTTATAATCGGCTTCATCATCGCCGTAAACGGATGTTTGAATGATAATTTTATTTTCATCTAATCCAAGTAAACGAGCAATTTGTTTAATCTGCGGTTCGATAGCCGGATAGCGTAATTCAACATCTACACTAGTAACTTTTTCGTTTTCAAAGGCTGGAAAATCAGCTGGCTTGGCCTGAATGGGAGTGCTTTTCGCAGCGCCAATTTTTAATGGATCAAACTGATCTAATTTGCCCTTAAGGGAATCATAAAATCCTTGGGGCAAATCACCAACTATTTTAATACGATAGTTGTAAGTTCTTTCACTTTCTGCTAAGTAATCTTTAAAATTTTTCATGATTGTTTCCTATATTATATTTATACTAATTGTCTTTTTGTGCTCTATCGCTAAGTAAGCGTTCTAAGAGATCATTACGAGTTAGTACCTGTCCTTCCGCGGTTGGAATACTGTTTAAATCCCCAGCTTTTTTAGCAGCATCCTGATCTAACTTTAACTTTTTAAGTTGTAAGTCAATCATTTTTAATTTTTTATTCAGTTTAGTAGTCTTGGCAGTTAAGGCATGTCCCAGCATATTGCCAGCTACAGCAAACAATTCTGCCGAAAATCTACTATCTACATTCATACCTAAATCTGATAAATCTTGATAACTTTGTTTGGCTAAATCAGCTATTTCGTCTAGTTCTTTGTCAGATGCAGCCAAGTCACGAATAGCAGGCAAGGCTTGATCAATTTTATCTATTGTTTGATCTATTTCCGCAATAGCATGGCGAGTTTCTTCTTGTGTCATATTTTCGACAACAGGAATATCCTGTGTGTCTTCAAGTTGATCAAAACCAAAGAGCGTTTCTAATTTTTTAGTCATACTGTTATTTACAGTATTTTGGGAGGGGTAAATTACTTCTTGCCCTGTCTAAAAATATCTTCTTCTGTGATAACTCTAAACATTAGCCCATTTTGTTTAGCCCATAGTGTAGCAGCATGCCATTTGGCATAGTTAACAGCTACCACAGCTCTGTCTCGATCCTTCATTTTGTTTTCTATTAAACTTTGTTTTTTAGGTTTAATTTCAATCAATTCGGCTCTTACAGTTTCTTTTGGACCACGGTAAGTTACAATAAAATCTGGAACATACATAGTCATTTTGCCAGTTAAAGGATTGCGATAAGGGATCCTTACGGGCTCACTAGCCCAATTTATTACATTATCATTAGAGTCTAGAAACATCATAAATGTCATTTCCCAGCCAGAGCGAAACTTAGGTTTTCCATTACCTACATATTTTTCAGAATTTTTTACTTCGTAGAAGCCTTGGCGAAAGTTAGCCATGGTGTTTACTGCTTGATATTGTGAGCAACATAGTAATTAGGAATCACTGGCTGTTGAATACCTAACATAGTACTAGCACTTTGTAATGTATTTAGATAATAAGCAAATGTTAAAGTAATCTGTGGTTTGGCTAATCCTTGGAGACTTTGCAATAATTCTGTAACTGGAATCCCAGAAGCATCTGCCATACGAAACATTGTTACTGTAAAATTTCCAGCTTGAGATTCATTTTTAAAAACATTTAAAAGATAACTATGTACAGCATCATACTCGGGGGCCGATACTGATTGCTGATAATCATAAAAATTATCAAAGATCTGCACAGTTAAGTCAGTATTAGGATTAAAATTATTGATGTTAGCCATAATTTATTATCTAATAGGAGTATTTGCTGGAACCGAAGGAGCTCTTGGAAACACTTTTCCGTTAACAGCATTTATTCCTGCCCCTGTTAGTTGTCGCGCTACTTGTACTCCGCCTTTTTTCAACTCTGCTTGTAAACCTTGATTGAAATTTTTATTATTTAATATTTTATAAGCTCCGTTAGCGGCCTGTACTGCCCCGATGACATTTTGTAAGCCGCCTTGGCCGCTAGCAAGAGCTTCTAAATCTTGAACTGTGCCGCCGATAGCATCTAACAATCCACCTTGGCCGAACACAGATTGTGTGCTACCAGGACGACTAATACCCGAAGGTACAATATCATAGTGAGCCGGGTCAGCAAATCCAGCAACTTTACTCGATGGTTTTTGACTACCAATAGCACCTGAATAATATTTTACAGTTTCATATTCTATAGTAACATCATTTTTCATTGTGCCGCCACCTTCTGAATAATCATAACGATCGCTGTTCCATTGACTAATAATAGGATTAATTAATACATATGAGGCATATTTTTTCTGACTGAACCCGTAGATAGTTATATCACGGAAGAAAGGAGGTTTTCCTGAACTGTTAGTGCCAGTATTAGTACCATCAGAATAACTTTCACCTATGAAACCCCAGTCAGCACTTTGTAATGTTTGACTATAAATGTCATTCGCATTGTAATTAAAACCATTGCTCATTGATTGTAACATACCCAATGTACCAGAAGTATTAGGTACACTTTGATACTTCTGACTGGGATCCTTATAGTAATAGGTATAGTAGTTATACCACATATTACGAATTAAGTCGGATTGGTCGTCGTGTAATTCAATGCGACTTGGCTCGTAACGAATTTTACTTTGTATAACTCTTTTACGGTTATACTGATTCATTACTGTGGTATCAATTTTATACTTAGGCAGGTCAATACTTTTAACCATCATGCCAATTGTTTCTACTGTTCCTGACCCATATGCTGCTTGTAGCTGTGGAATTTGTCCAGTATTAATATTAAAGAAAACATGATATAAAAACTTAAGACGGGGACTTAGTTGATAACCATTTGTCTCAAAAGTTTTGGCAGCGTGTTCGTAATCTTTTAGGTCAGGAGTAGAAAAAAATCCCTGCCCAAATGCTTGTAATAGATCGCCGCCCTGGCCGAAGAAGCCGGTGCCCATATTAATTAAACGTTAGGTACTGTAGCTACGCCAGTGGCTTGACCTAAGGTTTGGCCGCCTGCGTAAGCTATAGCCTGACCTACGCCTGTTGGTGTGCCAGCTTCATTGACTTGTATTGCATTGTCAAATGTAATTGTTAGACCGATTTTAACAGCTTCCGAGGTGTTATAATCCATGGAATTATAATTAACATCTTTCAAATACGCACCAAGAATTTGCCATTCTTCTAAAACTGTAGGTTCGTTATTACCGTTACCACCATCGAGAATCTGGAATTGAATTGTAAATTTATAATCAATTCCGGCAGCCGCAGAACTTTGTTCCATGAAATCTAATTGTTTCTGTAACTGTTCACCAACTAATCTACTTACATTACCCTGGGCATCGTCACGCAAATCACAAGTAATATCATTCCAAGTATGTTTGCCAGCAAGTTTAACAGTACTGTTATAAATTGGTAATTTAATTTCTTCGAACTGTACATGCGGACGGTCGAATTTCATAACTTGTTTTGTTAACTCTGTGGTAGGTGTGCTTACCCCAAAATTAGAAAAGAAAACTCGAAAGCGATAAGACAACTTAGGCATTAATAAGCCTTGTGTTGATGCGCTTTGTCCGTCTGCCCCTAGTGGGACTGTCATGTTAGTTAATGAGGATGTTGCCATTTGTTAATCTCCGATATACTTTATTTAGTTAATAAAGTTGGGTAAAAATTACCCAACTTTCTTTAGGCAGCAGCCTGCGCCGCAATCGCTCCAGTATTTTCAATACGCAATGGAATATAAACAAATTCCACAGCTTTTACTGGTTCAATGGCAATATCAACCCATAACTGATTCTGATCGATTGTTGTTGGTGTATTATTTGAACTGTCACACACTACCAAATAATCGTAGATACCGCGTTTGGCTACTAAGTCAATCATTAAACTTGTGACTGAATTGCCAATTTCTGTACGGGTAATTTGATCGTTTGGTTCAAACAAATATTGCTTGCCAATTGCTTCCAGTCTAGAACGGATGAAACACACTAAACGAGCTACATTAATACGATCCAATGCTGTTGCTGTTGCTTGTAAAGTCTTATTACCAAAGTTGGTGATGCCTACACCTGGGATATATGTAATTGGATTAATCTGATTTTGATATAATACATCACGCAATGATTGTCCAACACTTAATGTTTCAAATATACCAGTAATGCCGTTAAGGTAACCTAATTGTTGTGCGTTATCAACCAATCCACGGCGTGTGCCAGCTGGTGCTAACCAAGGGAAAGCGACTTCGTCACTGCGGATAATAGTACGAATCATCATGTGACTTGGGTAAGTTACACAGAAATTACCACTAAGATCTGTTGTGCGACAGCTTGGATAGAATGTTGCTGCGTATGGATCGCCGGCCGCTAAATTACCATCTGCTGTTGGCAATCCTAATCCGTTATTGTTACTGGCCCAGTTAGCCACATTTTCTGGAGTTAAACGCAATGGTGTATCAATAACACTAAACGCTACATTATTAATTTCGTTGTTTAATGCTTCCATGTTAGGAGCCAATTCTGGATAGCCAGTTACTGCAATTAAATTGTAAACATTTTGCTCTTCACGAATCTGTGTATTGGTATCAATGGCAACTCTTAAAGCTTCAACAATAAGTTGACGCTGAGATTGACGACCCATATATGGACTACCATCTGGACGACTGCCAGTAGCACTTACCCATGTATTAGTTACATCTTGTGGAGACCAATATGTTCCGCCTGTAGGATCTGTAGGAGCAACTCCAACGCCACCATTTAAAATACAAGCATATACCGCGCCATTGTCCTGTACATATTCACCAATAGTATATGCTGTACTAGAAGTCCATTCGTATGTTGGGAAAGTTTGATTATTAAAATAATCTAACTCAAACTGTTTAACATTAAAGCCTGAACGGCGTGTATTCCATAACAATATACCTGTTGGATATAGTTCTGCGTTAGGAGCATCTTGGTCTAGATAATTGCTTGTCAATAAACTTTCAATCGTTGGTAAAGCATCGGCAACAGGATCTGTGGTGCCATTTGGTGCCCAACGAGCATCAGCAAAAATAATTCCACTCGACTGTGTTTGATCTGAGTTTACAATTTGTACCCACTGATCAACTCCGTCAACAGCTTGCCAACGATACAGTAAAGGATAATTTTCTAAATCACTAGTATTGACCCATAAATCACCATAAACTAATGGACTACTTGCTGCGTCAGTTTGTGTTAAAGGCGCTGTAGCACTAATAATAGGACCAGTAGCATTTGTTAAAGTTAAATCATAGCCACGACTATCAAGGTCACAATTTTGATAACCCATCCATACACCATTATTTTGAATCATAATGTCTACTTGTGTAGGATCACTGTAATACCAATAAGTTCCACTTGTTGGATTTTCACCAGGTGTAGTGTCATCGGCTGTGTAGGTAAATGTTGGACTACCAACCCAATTACTTAAAATAACACCTGTAGCAGCGCCATTTACATAATTAGTACGGACTAGGAAAGTAGTACCTGCGATAAAGCCAGCTGCTGTAAGAGGAGTACCAGTGACATTGGTCAAATTGATATCGCCACCTGCGGCATGTGTCATCACAATCGCACCAGTACTTGCTATGCTAGCACTTACATTAGGAATATTGGCACTACTTACCGCTTCTACAAATGCTGTAGCTGATGTACCGTTAATAGTTACTGTAGTAGAGCTAACAGTTGATGTTCCTGGCTGTGTAGCGCCAATAGTAAACTGGTTACCATTTACAAAAGTCTGTGAAGTAGTTGTACCTGTAACCACGGTAGGGCCTGTTGTATAACGACTTAGAATCAAATAACCGGCTTTGCCATCGTTGAATGGGTAACTTTGTGCGTATAAAGAACCAGCTGGGATAGCTAATCCGCCGGTACTTGGATCATAACCATAAATTGCTGTAGCATCACTAGTATATACTGGAACAGATTTGATAACATAAGCACCTAATGTAGAATTAAATTGTTTCATTATCAATGCTGTGCCAAGATTAGTACTGTTAGATTTCTGCCAAACAGATCCAGTGGCTGCTGGATTAGGACTAAATGTGTTCCATTGTGGTACTGTGAAACTTGGACTATTTTGATATGCTGGAGCATAGTATGTTCCAGGAGTTATACCCAAGGTTGTTAATGGTGTTCCTCCACTACCGTTAACAGCAAGTAGTACCTTTCCGTCTGCTACTGTACCGTTACTTCTTGATGTAGCGTCGATATAAAGATATAATGATCCACCAATATTAGCGGCATGAACACCAGTAATAGCAGCAGTTGTTATAGCATTTACCACTCCTGTTACTGTATTATTAGGACTTGCTGGAACTGTGATTAAAGTTCCATTGATAGTAAATGAATTTCCTGCAACTAAATTTACAGGAGTAAAAGTACCCTCGACTGTAGGCCAGGCTAATTGCCATTCTGTACTTCCAACTTGTACCCAAGTATTATAATTATCAAGTAAAGTTGTATCAGTAGTTTGACCTGTTGTTGCTCCGCCAGCTTTGAAATAAGTTGGATTACTTGTATATGTAGCTACAACGGCATACTGCCCAATGCTACCATAACTTTGTAATGGAACACTACTGCTTACATTTAAATACTCGGAATTAATAATAACTAGTGGCTGTTGGTTAGTAAATGCCCCAGTAGTTTGATTCCATTGGAATAATCCCCATTGTGTGTTATTAGTATCTAACCAATATGTGCCATTGTTAGGATTTCCTGTTGGGCGTGTTAATGAAGCTGATAACGCTGCTAAATCAATATTAGCACGGAGTACATAGCACTGATTAGTAATACCTAATGCTGAATAAGCGGCTAATAACCCGTATTCGTTTAATTCGTAACCATTGATCGGAGTACCATTTGTGGTAGTATAAAAGAATGGATTGCCATACTGAGCAAGCAACGCTCTTTGGCTTGTCGCCAAAAATAATTGATCTGCATTGGCATTTAATGTGCCTGGGGCAATTCCTGTACCTGCTGCTGATAGTTTATTGCTAGCTGTAGCTATAACTATAAGTGGTACTGAATTTGTAGCGGCTGGTAAGTATTGACTTTCGTCAACTACTGTAACTTGTACGCCTGGAGATACTAATGTGTTTGCCATAGCAAAAATCCTTTTTATTAATTACTAATATTTAGCATTTTAATCAAAAAGACTCCAATAACCGCGGCCTATATAGTAGGCCCGCCCAGCTAAATACCCATATGCGCCCCATTTGTTCTGCCTGCAATCAACGCCCTAGGGCTATAGCCTATCATAAAAACAATAAAATTTATTATCGTTCTAGATGTACCATGTGTATTCGCAAGAAAAGAAAAGAAAAACCCCAAACACCGCTGTGGGAATTAAAGGGCTACAAAAAGAAAACAGTTTGTGATCGTTGCGGTTTCAGATCTAGGTGGGCCGCTCAACTACTGGTATTTCACATAGACGGAAATCTAAATAACAACGGTGTACGAAATTTAAAAACTATATGCCAAAACTGTGTTATAGATGTTAAGAAAGCAGATCTTCCGTGGAAGGCTGGAGATTTAGAACCAGATGCTTAACTTGGGCATATAAATTGTCCAAGCCGTCTGCATTATTATCTACTACATAATCAAATTTAGTGCCAATCCAAGCAGTTTCACTAGCATGAATTTTGTATTTTTCTAGCTCAGTTTTAGCAAGACTCCAATTGATATTAGAAGGGCCAGCATTTACACTTTGAGCCAGCTCAAACCACACGGGTTCCGGGCCGCGAACGACTCTAATTACAATGCCACCGGCACGTTTTATTGCTTGAATTTCGTTGGGGAATCTACAATCTGAGATTACAACGTCGTCATGTGTCTTGCGTAGTTTATTTTCTAAACTAGCAATCCAAATGTCGTCATGGAATGATTTTCTAGCTACTTCTGTGCCCCAGTACTGCAATACATAGCGGGGTGTAAGATTAGGCATATCTAATCGCTCAGCCCACCACGGATCTACTTGTTCACGCCATTCTCTACTTTCTCTTGTACGACCTTCTAATAATTCACGATCCCATCCAAATATATTAGAGACCGCATCTTTAAGTGTGTGGGCAAATGATTCTCGTCGAAATTGATGAATATTTTGTAAGTAGTCAGCAATAGTATCTTTTCCTGACCCGATTAATCCACAAATTCCAATAATCATTTTATGTCCTTTTCGAAATTATTTTATTGCTTTGATGCCGAGATGTTTTAATGTTTGCTGTAACATATCTATTTGTCTACGACAATCCTCTAAGGCATGATGTGATGTGGGTGGGCGGGGACAGTCTGGCCATAACGAATATACTGTACGGGCATCACGCACTTTGTAGAATTGCCAAGGCTGAACCCTGCCCAAAGATTTATAAGCATCTTCGAGAATATTCATGTCGTAAGTTGGGCCGTTGGCCCATACAAAATCGGCGTGCCAGGTGATTTTATGTAAGCCATCAAGGGCATCACCCAGTGGAATTCTACCTTCTTCGGAAAATGCTTCAGCGGATGCTTCGGGTTGGGTGGCCCACCAATTTATAGTATCGTCGGTGATAGCACGGCCTTCTTGGCTTTCTAAAGTAAGTTTAGCATAAAAACTATTAGAGCCGTAGCCTTGGCCAAATGGATCAAAAGATTGTGCCGCTATTGTTAGAATAGTAGCATTTGGGGTAGTAGCTAACCCCTCAATATCGATCATTATATGTTGTGCCATACTGTAAGTATAGCATGATTTGTAACTAATTACAAGTAATTTTTAACCGATTACCCAAGTTAATGGTTGTGAACCATCCACATAATTTTTCAAATCTTCGATACATTTTGCCATAACTGCCATGCCTTCAGATTTCATAGCGGCACCATTTAAGGTTGTGCCGCCTTGTGGGCCGGCTATGGTGCCAAACTTTTCTCGAGCTTCGCCGATAATTACTTTACAATTTCCGTACATATATTCGCGAATCCATTGACGAATTTGGAAATCTGAAAGTAAATTTACTTCTGGTTTTAAATTATATGTCCACAATAAAACATTTTCGCCCACACCTTTTGGGTCGCGAATTAGTTGTAATTTTTTAGTAACTGGATTCCAAGTATAGTTCATGTAAGCACCAAACATACGGCCGGCAAGTTCTACATATTGTGAGTAGAAATCATAGGTAGCAAGTCCACCCGCCACATTAAAATTCATCAAATATACATTTAATGTTGCTTGGGAAAAAGGGTCAAAATTACTAGCATAAGGGCCGGTCGAGTCGCCAAAAGTTCTACGGAAAATTTGACGGACTTGAATAACTTCTTCGGGTAAATCGTAGATGTTTACATTAGTTACGAGCTCCATAAAGCTATAAGATTCTTCATAGGCATTTTGTGCTCTTTGACGATATGTCCCTATCGTAGCCCTATAAGCTGCTTCAAAATGGCTAGCATCTAGCTCAATATCAATGATTTCGTCGGCTAGCTGAAGCCGAACATATTCAATTAAATTTTGTTTTAATGTTTCTAATGTAGATTCAGATTGCAATGCCATATGGACTCCATGTCCATATATTTAGCATTATTACCAGGCTTTTAGAATGATTATATTCTCGTTACCACGCCCTGTAAACTTAGTTTCAGTTGATTTAATATCCCCAAATGATTTACGCATGGCTGGCTTTCCGCCCGACATAACTGCTTTAATTTGTTCAGCTGGCTTGCGTAAAGTTTTCTGCACAGTTGTCATAGCATCAAAAGCAATAATAGTAGAACCTTTGATAGTAAATGAGCCCAAGTGTGTGTCAGCCATTACATGTATTAGTTTGCGTTTTGCAGTATCATACAACCAAGCTTCACTTGCGTTGACAAGTTTTGCTGGGTTTTCAGACTTAAGATTAAGCTCAGTAAATTCTTTTAGATACTTAAATTTACGGGCTTGTGTTTCTGGACTTACTGCTTTTTTAGCACGAGGTTTGCGTTCTACTTTCTTGATACTAATGTAAGACGCACAATCTGACAATACAGTTTCACAAAATTTAACACATTGTTTTAATTGTGCTTTTGATAAATGACTATAACCTTCTGTCAATTGTTCGTCACTGCCCTCTAATACTTCATTAAGTTCGTGTAAGCGTAAATCCCAGACACGAGTAATGTTAGGAATCATTTGTGGGCTTATATTCATACCGCGGATTAGAGCAATAGGTTTAAAATCTGCTGACATTTTGGCGCCTGCTACAATAAAATCGTCAAACATTCCTTCGAGCTCGCCAGCACACTCGGATGCTTTTTCGCGAAGATGGTCCTGGATAGTAAGTTTTACTTGTACCGTTTCTTCTTCGGTGGCCGCCGCCTTTTTAACTTCTTGTTTAGATTTGAGCATCAACGAAATTTGCTCATCCAAAATACATTGTTCATGTTCGTTAAGCATTAATCCCATTACACTCATTCGACACACCCAGCCTGGTGTTAAGCGAATTTGACTGTCGGAGATTCCGCGAATTAGTTTGGCATCAGCTTTACGATTATTAATTTCTAAATATTGGGCAACCATATCCTTGGCATCTTTTTTGCCATAGTGATAATTATACCATTGAAAAGCATTAGCGAACGAACTAATCCGATTAGATTCGTCTGGTTGGATTCGCCACTCTGGTTCGAATCCAACATATTTTGTTTCAGCCCCTTTGGGGTTTAATCGCTTAATTGTAGTTTCGTGTTTTGCCATAGTTTTAGTAGTTTAATATATAAGTTAGTTAATGTCAACCTATCAGTGCCGCAAAAGTGATATGTTGTTCCAAATTATCTAATAACTGATTTACTTCATTTTTCAATTCAATAAACTTTGATGTGTCTTTTTTAAGTCTACGACACTCCACAGATTCTTGACTTAAGACTGTAATTACTCGATCGATATTAGATAACATTTTTCGTAAATCACGATATGCTACCTTGCTTTTTACAGCAGATATTTGCTTTTCTGCGTGATTTACCCTATCTAAAATCTCATCCATAACAGTAATTATATGTTATTTGGAATTATTAGTCAACCTTTGGCGAACTAAATACTAGTTATGCCACGATTGTCACTTTATAGACCTAATAGAACCTCAGATTATCAGTTTTTGGATCGCACGATTTCCGAACGCTATACTGTGGGCGGACTAGATATATTTGCCCACAAATATATGGGTCCAATTGTAGACACTACAGATAATCCTGGAAATAAGGATGCTACTTTACCGGTTTATACTTCGGAAAATCCATTGTTTATCGAAGATTTACTATTGTTAGAAAATAGAGATCGTGCGTACGATCCTAACATTTATATCATGCGTGGCGTTTATACGCAAAACGATATTAATTTTGATTTAACACAATTTGGATTATTTTTAAACAACGATACATTGTATATCACATTTCACTACAATGATATGATTGATACTTTTGGCCGTAAATTAATGTCAGGTGATGTGCTCGAGCTACCTAATCTAAAAGATTATAATCCATTGAACAGTAATATTACTAGAGCATTACCTAAATATTATGTAATTCAAGACGCTAGTTATGCTTCGGAAGGTTTTAGTCAAACTTGGTTGCCTCACTTATGGCGAGTTAAAGCCACACCAATGGTTAATGCTCAAGAATATAAACAAATTATCGATCAGCCATTTATGCCCGATAATATTTGGGATAACGGTAATTTTTATCCTCGGGGCGATATCGTCAATGATGGCGGAAAATACTATGAAGCTAAAGCTAATGTCCCGCCCGGAACTCCTATTACTGATCCTAACTATTGGGCACTTATTGAAAACCCAACTACATTAGGTGACGCCGATAGTACTCGTAATAAAGATTTAGCCATTAATGATGCTTTAATTATACAAGCAAATGCTGATGTCCCTTTATCAGGTTATGATAATGTTAGTTTTTATATATTGCCAACTACACCATCGGGACAACCTAGCGGTGAAGGATTAATGGCGGGCAATACAAATATTACAGTAGATGGAACTCAACAAGGCGAAGGCGAGACACCCAAGAGTTTTGGATACACTATGGGGTACTTAACTGGCGATAAGATGGCACCAAACGGATTACCAGTCACTCCGGGTGTTAGTTTTCCAATGGGCCCGTCCACAGGAGATTATTGTTTGCGACTAGATTATTTTCCAAATCGTTTATTCCGTTATAACGGCGCGATGTGGGTAGCTATATCCGATGATGTTCGTACTGAGTTAGATTGGGGCTTTGATAATAAAACTCAGCGTAGTTCTTTTGTTAACAATCCATATACAGTATCTACATCAGACCAAGGTAATATACCAAGCAGACAATCATTATCTGAATTACTAAAACCAGAAGCTGATAATGGTAATCAAGGGGGTAATAAACCTCCTAACCCAAGACCTCCAGGACGATAATGCAAACATTCTTCTATGATGAGCAGCTAAGACGCTATCTAATTCAATTTGCTCGTATGTTTTCAGGCTTCCAAGTAGAGTTTGGACGCAACGAAGCAGGTGCGGCAGGAACTGGCGATACATTATATCGTGTGCCTGTACGCTATGGAGATGCTAGTAGACAGGCACAAACTATACTACAAGAAAATAGTGCTAGTAATATGCCATCAACTCCGCTGATGACTTTTTATGTTACCGCGCTAGATTTTGACCGTCCTCGTATGCAAAATCCAACTTATGTTGATAACAAAAGTATTCGGCAGAGAGAGTATGATCAAGCAACAGGAACTTATGAAACTACACAAGGTAACGCTTTTACGATTGAGCGTTATATGCCTGCTCCTTATAAATTATCTATTAATTTAGACATTTGGACTAGCAACACCAATCAAAAAATGCAGTTGTTAGAACAAATATTACCATTGTTCAACCCAAGTCTAGAAATACAAAGTTCAGATAATTTTATGGATTGGACCAGTTTAAGTATTGTAGAATTAGTATCTACTGGATGGAGTAGTCGTAGTGTCCCGCAAGGCACTGAAGATCCTATTGATATTTCTACAATTAAATTTGCTTTGCCTGTGTGGTTATCATTACCTGCCAAAGTTAAAAAACTTGGTGTGGTAGAAACTATTATCGCAAGTATATACGATGGCAAGGGAGACATGGTTAATGCTATTCGCAACAATGACCTGTTATTGGGCACTAGACAGTATATTACTCCATACGGTTATCAAGTTGTATTAATTGGAAATAAATTACAAATTTTAGCTCGATCAGCTGTCGTAGACGAAACGAATGACGAATTGCCACCACCAAATCCAGTAGAACCAAGTAATTTAAATTGGACTCCGGTAGTCGATATGTATGGAACATTACGACCAGGCATTAGTATGATTGCTCTTACACAGGAAGATAGCACACAAGTATTTGGTACTGTGGCTTTTGATCCGACAAATGATCAATTTTTATTGTTTACTGTTATAGAAGAATCTATTCCGCCCAACACATTGCCCCCTATAAATTCTGTTATTAATCCGTTGGCAAGTGGACCTGGGCAAGGTTTACCCCAGGCAACTACAGGTCAACGCTATTTGTTAACTGATGATACTGGCAGCGATAACGGTTACGCTGTAGCATGGGCTGGTACTAGCGGTCAAATATTAATAGCACATCGAAACGATATTATTCAGTACGATGGAAACCAGTGGATAGTTTCTTTTAGTGCTCAGTCGAGTCCTGTAAATACACAATATGTTACAAATATCACAACAGAGATACAATATAAATGGAATGGAGAAACCTGGATTAAATCATATCAAGGCCTTTATCCAGGTGGCCAATGGTCGCTAATAATCTAAAAGTAGTTAATGCGGTTGGCATTTGGTTCTATTCGCAATCAACAAATCGATATTTGTATCTAGTTCGTAATGATCCAAAACATCCAGATTCGTGGGGATTACCTGGGGGAAAAATAGAATCGGGCGAGAGCATTATGGCGGCCATGGTTCGCGAATGTGAAGAAGAAATTGGCAGTATGCCCAACTATATTAAACTTATGCCCTTGGAAAAATTTACAAGTGCTGATGGTGGGTTTGCCTATAATACATTTTTTTGTGTAGTAGCTAACGAATTTAGTCCACAATTAAATGATGAACATTCGGGATACGCTTGGATTGATTCAGGAACTTGGCCTAAGCCATTGCATCCAGGTTTATGGTCTACTATAAATTTTGAAGCTGTAAAAAGTAAAATTTCTGTTATACAAAAACAACTTCAAACATCACAATAAGTAACAAAATCTCTAAATGTTAAACATTTAGTATTCGGACAACTTAACCATTCGCCGGGCATATTTAATTCATTGCCTATCATTATAAATTTAGTTCCAGAATAAGCCTTGATTATTTTAGTTACTTGATAAATCCAATTACTTTGTCCGGCATTGGTTTCCTTGTCGTATCCTATCATGAATATTTCTTTATGGCCATCGAATGCCGCAAGATAGATAGGAAGCACAGTGGTACACAACAAAGGATTATAAGGAATAAGATAAAACTCGCCTGGTCGTTTAACACAATTTTTACTGTTAGTATAAACAATATTATTTTTTGTATAATTGTTTTCAATAAGTGGTATTAGATTATTTAAATCGGTATCCACAGTAAAATCTAATCTCATTTCATTAGCAATAGCAGAGACACCATAAGTTTGTAATACCAATGATCCTAGCAAACCGCCTCGGTGATCTTGTAATAATGTATAGTCAAATCTATCTTTGCTTTCGGAACTGCCTATAACCGCGGCTCTGCCGGACAAGTGTTGATTTACAACTGGATTGTCAATCCACACGCGAGTTTCTTGTTTTTTTCCGCCGGCCCACTTGGTTTCACTTATGACAAATTCGCCCGGGTAATCTTTTCTGTATCTAGCTTCCATACTATGCTGTGTATGTAAATGTACTTGGAGTTAATGGACTTGCTGCTGTATAAGTTAATACTGTACGGCCCGGAGCCGAAGGAGGAGTTGTTACTGTCGCACCCGGAGCTGAACCTGGATAACTTGGTGTCGGCACGGCTAATATAACTGTACCAGACCCACCGGCACCGGCTGTACCTGCGGGATATGACCCACCACCACCACCGCCGCCAAGACCATTAGTACCCGAAGTTGCGGTCTGCGCAGGAACGAAACTGCCACCATTTCCGCCGCCGCCAGGGCCGCCAAAACCTTTGGGACCACCCTGAGCACCACCACCACCGCCACCACCATAAGTTGCTCCTGTAAACGGCCATGTATATCCGTTACCACCGTTTCCGCCAGGACAACCATTTACACTAGCCCCAGAACCACCGGCACCACCACCGCCTGGGCTACCGTTTGATCCACCAATTGGACTTCCGCCAGGATAGCCTTGAGTTCCTGCTATGTTAACTCCAGGACTTCCTGTAGCTAATCCACCTGTGGCACCATTAGCATTATTAGAACCGCCACCAGATCCGCCTGTTCCTCCGGATAGTTGGGTAGCATTGCCATTTATTGAGGGAGCGCCGCCGCCGCCGCCAACAGCATCAAGAGTGCTAAATCCTGCTCCAGCAATATTACTATTTTTTCCACTTTGACCAAGGGTACCTTCTACTGTGGCTCCGCTGCCGCCGCCGCCTACATTAATAGTATAACTTACACCAGCAGTCATAGATGTCGATCCTTGTAAAACACCACCGGCACCACCACCGCCACCACCTGCTCCGGGTGCTGGGGCTGATGTTCCTCCACCACCACCGCCAGCTACTACTAGATATTGTACAGTAATTGGTGGTGGATCAAATGCTATATTAGTACCGCCAGAAAAAGTCACTCCAGAAATTTCTAATCCCATTTTGTTATCCTATAGATTTATAGTATATTTAGCAAAATATTACAGTCAACAAAAAAGCACATAAAAGTGCTTAATTGTTTTTGTTACGCCAGGATACCGACCCACCAGCTTAATTTTATACTCCATTAAGTCAGGAGTTAAATTTACTTAGTTAATTATATACCTAGTTAATTAGTTTAGTCTTTATTATCAGTTATTATAGCAACTGTGCCATCCCATACAATCCGGCCATCGCAAGCTACATTCCATTTAGTTTCTCCGTACTCAGTAGTTGTTTCTGTGTACAATGGGCTGAAGATTTTTACATCTGACGCCAAGTGTTCCACTCCATCCTCAAATATACGCCATACTAATGCAGTGTTGCCACCGTGTTTAGTATTAAATCTAATATGGAATTTAGGCACTATTTAAGGCCTAACTCTCGACGAATCTTTGTAGCACTGATGTCTGTAATGCTTTCATCAAATGTTTCTTCCCCGGATGTATAGCCTACTCCACGACCCCACCCAATGTGTACAATATTAGGAACTACTTGTATTTCATATTGTCCTTGATAGATAGGATCTAAATCTCGACGAATAAATGCTTTGACTTTTTCTACTTCAAACGGATTACTACCCTGCCACCCTTGTACATCGCGTATCTGGATAACTACTTGACCGGTGCGGGCAATTAATCTTTCAAATAGTGCGCGATGCCCATCATGCCACGGTTGCCAGCGGCCTAACATCTGCACCGTTTCTTTTTTCCAGTCAAAAACAGGACGGCGTCGGTTATCAATAATGTGTTGACCGATAAACTCTGCCCATTTTTCTGAGTTTTGTTCTGTTACTCTAAAGTCATACACTTCAGGTTCAACAAAGGCCGCATTGGTATCGGCATACCGGCCTTCGCGGATAGTATCTACCCAAATAGTCCAATCTGCTTTAAAATTATTACGCATTTCAACTAAAGGAGCAACAAAGTCACAAATCACATAATCACCGCCCGACTCCATACTAAATTGGAACATACGAATACTTTGACGAATGCGGCCATCGTTAGAAAAGTCCCAGTCGTTATACTTGCGACGAATATCATCTGCGTTAAACCAATTTACAGTGGCATTGAATCCGCTAACAGGCAACATTTCCGCCGAAGACCAATCTCTACGGGTACCGTGTTTTTCCAGATACTGTTTAAGAGCGCCTGCTAATGTTGTTTTTCCAGCACCAGGTAAGCCCATAATTAATATACGTTGTGACATTGTTTTCCTTTGAGTTAATTTATTACGTAGGTACGCCAGGAGGAGGTGGGGATGGTGGTAGTGTAACAACTTCGTAGTTGGCATACCAACGACCATCTTCGCCTAATATAGGATAAATTTCAGATAAAGTTTGCGTTGTAGGATCATATTCAGGAACTGAAATAGGATCATAAACGATTACTATATTGTAAGGCGCTAACTCTTCGGGGGTAGGCGCACTTGGAAAATGTACGCCTGGTGCTTCGTCGGCTACATTTACTCGCCCTAAAAATTTTCCATCAACTGCTTTTCCATAATACATATTTTTATTTCCTTTATTTTATTTTACTACGGTCTCTTAAAATTAGCAAGATATTTTAAGAAAAAATCACTTTCTTCCTCGGGATTAACTACATAGAAACTTATCGTTTCGCTGTTTTCCCCATTCTGGAAAGCTACCTTTTCGGGTAATTTACCTTTAAAGGCAATACCATTTTGGGCGCAATAACTATAAAAATGTTGTAATACCTCTAACGATAATCTAGTAGTCCAATCGTCACCACATTTTTTCAAATCATTGTGCCAAATATCCATACCTTTTTCTAGCCAAGTCATATCTGGATTAGGATGTCCTGTGATAAATTGACTCCAATAATCTACCATGATATAATGTCTGGCGAATACTCGGTTAGGGTATGTTCTTACATTCTTATATATCAGATTAGCGTTTCTTCCTATGGCCTTACGCTTTAAAGTTTCCTGATTAGCTAATCCATAATGTGTTACATAGATGTGATCTTGCCAGAACATTTTATTACCTAAAAAATGCTCATCATCTCTGCTAGGATACTCGTGTATTACACCAGTAAACTGGATACCAATATTATTTCTAAAAAATCTATCATGCATAACATCTACATTAACGCCGTTGTCATGTGCTTTTTTGCTCATGGCTTGTACTTGGCGTAGTAAAATACCATCATAATAATCGCTGATTATATATTTGTGTAGTGCCATGCTATTTTCAAGTTGTTCATCGGCATCGATCCAGAAAATATAATCCCCTGTGGCGAGGCTAATGGAGTAATTTCTAGCTCTAGAAAAGTTTCCAAGCCCGTCTTCTTCTTCCCACACTAAATCATAAATTTTATCTGTAAATTTAGCTGCTATTTGTTTAGTATCATCAGTTGAGCCGGTATCTACGATTATAATCTCATCAGAAAAATTAGTAACAGTTTTTAAACAACGGCTAAGATTATCTTCTTCGTTACATACGATCATGCAAGCCGATATGCGTTTATAAGGTCTAGTTTTTATCCATTTATCTTGGTAATCTACTTGACCGAATTCAACGTTATCATCTTTGCTTGCCGTAAACCAGAACATCCAGTTGCTACACATTTCACCCCGGCGACCTTTGGCATTATGTAAATTTTTGCCGATAGATAAATTAATATTTTTGAAAATAGCATATAAATCGTTTAGTTCAAAATGATGTACATGATGTATTTCTACTTTTTTCCTTTTGACCATATGTTCCCATGGGCCCATGGGTACTGTAAAATAAAATAATGTATTCTTAGTAGCTAACTTCATTAAAAAATTAAGGAATTGCTGTGTATCCTCGATATGTTCTAATAATTCCCCAACAATAACTATATCAGGCTGTAAGTCATATGTCAACACATTTCTTACATCATCCACGATATAATTTATCTGTGGGTATTTTGTTTTATATTGAGATTTAACATAGTCTAATACTGCTTGCGACGAATCATACATCGTTAATATTTCGATATTATCAGCAAATCGTTTCATCAAAGGCAATGAAAGGATGCCATCGTTGCTACCTAAGTCAAGAATTTTTAATTTCTTATTAGGAAACTTATCGATTTCACTCTTAACGAGTTCAATTAGTTGCATTCCTCTACCGCTTAGATAAGCATCTTCGTCTTTAGCTACAGGAGTAAAGTCGGAAATAGTTAAATTATCTTTTTCGGCTTGGTCTAGCATATCACGATATTTTTGATCGCCAGTTAATTTCCAAGCGGCTACGATATCAGAGTTATAAATCAATTGATCAATAATTTTATCTTTGTATTTTTCATGCCGTTTATTAAACATGAAATCAATTTCGGAGTTCCAAGATTTCGCTACTCTTCCCCAAGCATATGGTAATATAGCCTTTTTAGCTTTGGCTACTTCGGCTTCATATATGTCATCTTGATATTTGTCTAGATATTCTAAAAATTTTGTAACATATTCCGACGAACCATAATCATCTGTAACTTTAACTTTAGTGTCAGTCTTCACTGTTTCTGACATAGCAAATTCATCTGTAGTAATGACCAAACATCCGTTATATTGTGCTTCGATAGCACTGATACAAGATATCTCTGGAAAGTTTGTTGGATATACCATGTAAGCACAGTTGGACAACAATTCATAGAATTCACGCTTGGGCAAATGACCGATTTGTTTGATGTTGCGACTGTATTCTAACAAGTCTTTTACTTCTTTGTGTATTTGTTTAACATTTTCTGGCAGTGATAATGGATGTTCGTAAGTACAAATATGTAGCGTAGCATCAGGATTACGCTCGATAATCTCGGGCCAAATCTTTTCAAGCAATAATTTCAACCCACGCTCGGGACGACTAGCATAGATATAATTGTTTTTCTTTTGCTCATAGGGAACATATTCTGTAATAATCTCTTGATCATATCCGTTAGAAGTTTTCCATACATAATTGGTTGGGTCAACATCATAGTTTTTTACAAATAAAGATTTATGGAAATCACTTAAACAGAATACTCTATCAGTACAACCTAACGCATCTCTAAAATTATTAGTATCGATGTCATGGCACCACAAAATATTCATCTTGCTATCAACCGGTAGTGCTAGGAAATCTGTAAATCTACTTACAATCAGTGTATCAAACTGTGATTTGTTGTCATTAGTATACTGGTCTACATTACGATATTCTACGCCATCATACCAACCCGGAGCATCGCACTCGCAATATACAACTACATCATTGCCTAATTTAAACATCTCTCTAGCCATGTATATTAGTGCTGATTCTGATCCACCCAATGCTTTTTCATTAACAGTATGCCCGTTAAATTTTAATCCCGATGTTACAAATCCAATAGTTTTTTCCATTTAGAATCCTTGAGTACTTCTTTTAATTCTGCGTATGCTTCTTTCCAAATTTCTGGAGTTACCTGTCTAATCAATCTTAAATCGTCGCCATACCAACTAGCTGTAGGTTTACCCTCGGCCCAAGTATAATATTCCATAATTGGTACTAAGATAATAGTTTTTTTGCCCATAGCACAAGCGGCATGGGCTACAGATGTACAACTTGTTATAATTAAGTCTAGATTATACATAATGCCCAACAAATCGTCAAATGTTTTGAGTTCCGAACTGAGATCTTTTACTCGTGGATTCTGTTTTAATTGTTCCATACCCACATCACGCTGTATAGAATACAAGGACCAGTTGTTGTCTTTTGGCATGGCATTTAACATACTTTGTAAATTAAGTGTACGATGTAATTCGTGATCATATCTGGCATTTCCTGCCCAGCGTAATCCAACTTTGTAATCGCCGGTAATTATATTTTTATATTTTTCGATAAATTCTGGTTTGGCTTCTAAATAAGGACCAGTCCATAATTGGTCAAAATCGAGATCTAAAGTTTTTGGTAGATCCATCATGGGAGTCCAATAGTCATAATCTCGTTTGTTATATTGACTAGTGTTAATCATTTTAGTAAACCCAAGATGACTGTAAACATTGGTAATACCGTGTACTGACATTATAGAACAAGTCATGCCCATGGCCAAGATATTTTTAACGAATCTAACATTAATAATTTCATCTCCAATGCCGCCTTCTGCTACAAATAATAAATGCTTGCCTGGGCGTGGTTTACCATCCCATTCTGGTAGTCCATCTGTAACTTTAGAATATGAACCAAATACTTTTAATTTACGGCCAATGGAAAGATGCTCCATACCTGCTTTAAAATTGCCCTGTGCTATATAGTGTACCCCCATGTTAAACAAGATAGAATCAGCCATAGTGCCATCATATTTCCATAGATCTTTTTCTATGTTCTTTAATATTTCATAGGACTCATCTTTTTTATTACAAGCAAATAATGCCGCAGATAAATCTAACATGCCTTCGGCACCTATATTCATATTATTTGCCATAAATTTGAATGCTGTTACAGCTTTAGTTGGTTTGTTAGCTGACAAATATACTTTGGCTAAATTTGCTGAAACCGCTATTTTTTCCTCAATGGACTTTGCTTGTTCTAATGCTCGCTCGCCATATTCAATAGATTTGAGGAATTTTTTGGCTTTGTTATATCCAAAACAATATAAATCATTGCCCAGTAAATCGTTTGGTACTACTTTATGTTTTTCAAAGGTCTCCAGTAAAGTCACTAATTCGTCTAATAAATCCGCCCGAGAAAAGATTTCTATAGTTTGTTTTACGGCATCGTGGTCGGTCATCATAGTTCTTGTAAAATTTCCTGTATCTTTGAATCAATTCTTTCGTTTGGAATACAAATAAAATCTTGATGTTTTATATATATTGTATAATCCATTGCCTCGATAAATTCTTTTAAATCATTGCCGTTATTTGGTTGTTTAGTATATTCCACAAACAAGAAAGGTCGGTGTTTATTAATAGTATCAACTGACCCTGTTAAAACATTCATCTCCATACCTTCGACATCTATTTTTACAAATACAATATTATCTATATTTTTAAAATACTCATCAATAATGATTTGTGGTACTTTATCGCCATTACCAAAATCTAGATCCTGACCTACATCTCCGTCATATTCACTAGTTAACCCTACACTACCAAAACTAGAAGGTTGATAATAATTTAATTTGGGAATCGTAATTGGCGTTGTAGTATCGCCTACTGCTAGTCTTTCTACACGAGCATTGTCAATATTATTTAACGCATAGTTAGCACAATTAAGATAGAATGGCTGTTCTTGTGGTTCAAAGGCATAAACAAATCCGCCAAATTGTTCAACATGCTGTGCCGCTTGTAAAGCAAATACACCAATGTTTGAACCAACATCTATAATAACGGGATTAGCAATATCAGTAAAATATCTTGACACAATATAAGCAGGAACCATACAATCTATTCCTTTGTCTAAAATAAATTGACCTACTCCAAAATTATTTTCTGGATTATAATCAAATCTATTGACCAACAAGGTACCGCATTCGGCAGACACTAATACATTCCTGCGGGGTTTTCCTAGCATTTAATTACTTTCCATAAAAATCTTACTTCTACTACTATATTATTTTTTTCGCGGATCATCATTTGAAAGTCTTTTTCTTCTTGCGAGCCCGGTTTTATTTGTCGAATAAATGGTTGATAAGCGGCATCTATGTTAAAATTAAAATCTACAATTTTAAAATCTACACCATAATAATAACCTAATTGTGAAGCATGATCGCCAGTAGTATCACAGTGACGATTGTATTCTTTGCTGAATAAATTCATACCGTCAATAGTAATTGGCCGTCTATGGGTAGGATCGTTTAGAAAAACATCATGCCTGTGGTGCGGAACTAATACTTCGATTTCAGCGCCTGCTTTACATACTCGATATAACTCTTTTAAACAATGGAAAAAATCTGGATCTCCGAGATGCTCTAACACATGATGTGCTTTAACTTCGGAAACTGAATTATCGGCCCAGGGCCAACTATCCCGACCAATATCTAAAATATAATCTGGGCTGAAATTATCGTCATAATCAACATTTAAAAATCCGTCAAATTTAGAAGGTCCGCTACCAATGTTTAATTTAATATCTGTTGACATTACATACTACTTTAGATGTTTCCAGAAATCCATTTGTTCGAGGTGATTAAACAAATCAAGTGGTAAAATAGTCTGGCGTTCCTTATATTGGACTTTCTGGCGTACATGATGTAAACCATTAATGTTCATGTCAGCATCAAACTCGTCGTAGTCGCCAACAACATTTTCAAAGTCATGTTCAAACCATGGTTCGCCAATAAATTCATAAATTTTCTTCATTACTAATTTAGGATTCTTAGCTAATTGATCGTATTGTACAACCATGATGTTTTCTTTATTGGGACCAAACATGGCTTGCTTGACACCATCATATGCAAAGCCAACGAATGCGTTTGAGTCAGTCAAATATTTGGCACGACTATAAACACTAACACCAGCACCCTGTGGGAACATTAAAGGAACGTCATATGGATTCTTGGCAAACAATGTTTCAAAACTATCAATAATCCAAGGAATGCTACGGATACATACGATTGTTTTAGCTTTAGGATACAAATCAGCTAATAATGGTGTTAGATAAGTCCAGCCACGATTAGTATCAAACACAGTTGGCGTACTATCTTTATAGTATGTGTCTGTGATAGAGTAAATTAATTCTTTGCGCTTTTCAGCAGGACATTGAAAACGATATCCACCTTGTGATTGTGATTCATCAATAATAGCTCTGTAAAAACGAGCCAATGGTCCTGAAATTGAACTGCTAAATTTTGGATTTTGTTTTAGGATCGATGATAATAATGTTGTGCCAGCCCGAGGAAGGCCAGAGATGAAATGAATATTTTCCATAATAATTTTCCGGTTAGGTATTGCTAATTAAATTGTACTTGGTTCTTGGAGGATTGTCAAGTCTTGTTTAGGTCTTAAGAAGAAAAATTGGAGCAGTCTAGCCGTTTTCTGACTGTCACCAAAAACATCATTGTAGGAATGAAACACCCAAGGTCTAAATAATACTAATTCATTGGGTTTTAATTCAACTTTAGAAGTTTCTTCCCATTTATCTTCCCAATTATTATTTTCAAAAGCCATGAAAGCTTCTATATGTTCATATGAATATAATTTTTCTTTGGATAACTCTTCCGGATCCATTGGAACATGATCCCACCCAGTGCGTTTGTGTTTGTAGAATTTTAAATAATGGGGATTAACAGATTTGTTTAATGATATAATACCAACCCATTGTGTGTTAGGTTCTGGATATTGGATACATATCGATCTAGCGGGTAGCTCGTCTGCTTGATTACTAATAAATGTTCCAGATCCTGGAACAAATTCAAATGCTGAAATATCTTCTGGCACTCCAATAATGTTTTCAATATGCCGCAACATGTCATTATTAGCAAAAGGCATTGGGCAAATTTTGCCTTGTAACATATTTTCATTTTTGACAAAGTCTAGATTTACAAAAAGCGTTTTCATTTGCTCGGGGTCGTTGTAGAACCCACTGTCAATAATAAGTTGTTTCATTAATCACCTGTATAAATTAAGGAACTTGCTGTGCCAAAATCTGACGAGCACCTGTAGCAAAATTCCATTTATTTAGTGACCCAACTTGTACTAGTGAAGAAATGTTAGTGGTACTGTTGTTGCCTAATTGTCCTTGGGCATTATAACCGCACATCCATAGTGTTCCATTGTTTTGTATAGCCGCCAACTGTAATGCGCCAGCACCTACTTGTACCCAGGTACTACCTGTGCCTACTTGTACTGGACTAGATGCACCTACAGTAGTATTAAGGCCTAATTGACCTTGACTGTTTAATCCCCATGCCCATAGCGTGCCATTACTTTGTAAAGCATAGCTTGAATATCCGCCACTAGCAATCCGAGTCCAAGTAGTTAATGCTCCTATTTGTACTGGGCTAGATTGATTATTACTATTACTATTACCAATCTGACCAAACCCATTAAAACCCCATGCCCAAAGCGTACCTGCGCTTTGTAATGCTAGGGCTGTAGCAGATGTAGAATTGACAGCAATCTGTCTCCATACAGTTAATGCTCCTACTTGTACTGGGCTGGAATAGTTTATAGTATTACCTTGACCTAGTTGCCCTTGAACGTTATAGCCCCACGCCCAAAGGGTACCAGTATTTTGTAAAGCATAACTAGCAAAATTGCCGCCTGCTACTTGTGACCAAGTGTTTAATAATCCAATCTGTATAGGAGTCGAGGCTCCTATAGAAGTGCTAGAGGTATTATTACCTAATTGTCCAGATCCATTATATCCACACGCCCATAGTGTGCCAGGAGTTTGTACAGCTAACCAATGAGAATTACCAGCAGCTATTTGTGTCCAGTTACTTAATGCGCCTACTTGTATTGGACTAGAAGTATTATTAGTGCCGCCAGTGTTAACACCTAACTGGCCAAAACTATTACTACCCCAACTCCATAATGTACCTGGACTTTGAATGCCTAGAGAAAAATGATTATATCCGCAACTAACTCGAGTCCAGTAATTTAAGGAGCCAACTTGTACTGGACTACTTCTATTAGTAGTATTACCTTGTGCTAATTCGCCAATACTATTATTACCCCAGGCATATAATGCGTTGTTGATAGAAAAACCAGCTGTACTAAAATATCTATTATTGAGATATTGAGAAATTACATTATATGTCATTGTATTTCTGCCAGTGTGGTATTGTTCATGGCATATACTGTTACATAGGTGCTAATTGTACCTACTTGTACAGGCGAGGATGTGCTGATAAAATTGCCTTGACCTAGTTGTCCAAAACTATTTAATCCCCAAGCCCATAATGTGCCATTAGATTGTAGTGCTGCTGTATGTGTGTATCCACAAGCTACACGACTCCAATTTGAAATTGCGCCCACTTGTGTTAAACTACTAAGATGTGTTAAGTTACTAGTGCCTAATTGGCCATAAGAGTTATTACCCCAGGCCCATAGTGTACCATTACTTTGAATTGCTAGTGCGTAATTTACACCGCAACACACTTGAGACCAAGTGGCATCAGTTGAAATTGGCACAGGAGCAACTATAGCTGAGTAGCCTAATTGACCAAAATTATTTCTGCCCCAAGACCATAATGTGCCATTACTTTGTGTAGCAAGAATAGTTGTAGCAGCTAAGGAATTCACTAGTGTTACCCAATTACTTAATGTACCTACTTGTACTAGACTTGAATAATTTGTTAGTGTGTTATTTCCCAATTGACCAAACCCGTTGTATCCACACGCCCATAACACACCCTGCGTTGTAATAGCATAACTAGAACTATTCGAGCCTGCTACACGAGTCCATATATTCAAAGTGCCTACTTGTACTGGACTAGAGCGATTATTAGTATCAGATAGTCCTAGTTGACCAAGGCCATTGTTACCCCAAGACCATAGTGTTCCATTACTTTGGATAGCTATAGTATGACTAGAGCCTGCCCCTATACGAGTCCATACACTTAACGCACCTACTTGTACTGGGCTTGAACGATTTGCAGTATCATTAAGTCCTAATTGGCCCAGCCCGTTAGTTCCCCAAGACCATAATGTGCCATTACTCCGTATAGCTAGACAAAATTGTGATCCAGGACTAATTTGTGTCCACACACTTAACGCACCAACTTGTACTGGACTAGAACGAGTAGCAGTATCATTTAAACCTAATTGTCCAACATTATTGAACCCCCAAGACCATAGTGTACCATTACTTTGTATTGCGTACATAGAATTTCCACCACATGCTACTTGTGTCCATACACTTAAAGCGCCTACTTGAACCAGACTAGAAAGATTAGCGGTATTGTTTTGTCCTAATTGTCCTTGAGCATTATATCCACATGTCCACAATGTGCCATTACTTTGTATGGCTGCCAAAAATTGATTATACCCGCATACAACTCTGGCCCAAGTTGTTAACGAACCAACTTGCTGTGGACTACTAAATGTCAAATTTGTAGCAGTATTTAAACCTAATTGTCCCCTACTATTATTGCCCCATGACCATAATGTACCATTACTTTGTACTGCCGCTGAAAAAACGTCACCACTAGAAAAAGATTGGGCCCAACCTGACATATAAGTTGGAGCTGGAATTCGGCCAACATTCACCGGCACTTGACCCCAACTTAGATTGCCCCACGCCCATAGTGTGCTATTATTTGCTATATATACCCCAAACTGATCACCTATACTAGCTACCCTAACAGGAGAGCCTAATGTAGGATCCAGTGGCTGTGGAGATACAATTATTTCAGCTCCACCTGCTGTTAAGCCTGCGTTATCATTGTTGTAAAAATTAGCATTCAATAATCTATTGGAGTTGACTCCCCAAGTATATAAATTTCTATTTGAATTTATCGCCACACCCCAGATAGTATTCTGTGATCCTTGCGGAAATCCTGTCCATACACCCGATGCGCCTATTTGTAAAGCACTACTTCTATAAGAAGTTGCGTTGTATCCTAAACCACCTGAACCTGTACTATCAGATCCCCAGCTCCATAACGTACCAGGACTCTGAATACCATAACAAAAATTAAAACCTGCGGCAATACTAGTCCAAATGGATTGTTGTCCTACTTGTACTGGACTAGATACTCCTACCGTAGTATTCGTACCTAATTGACCTTGACTATTATTTCCCCACGCCCAAAGAAAACCTTGACTTGTTATCGCATATGAAGCACTAAGCGCAGTGCCGCCCGCACTTATTCTAGCCCATACACTTAACGCACCAACTTGTACTGGGCTAGAACGATTAGTTGTATTAGATGATCCTAGTTGACCTGAATTATTACTTCCCCAAGACCATAATGTACCATTACTTTGTATTGCTAAAGAGTGCGCCTGCCCAGTGGCGATTTGTGTCCATACACTTAACGCACCAACTTGTACCGGACTAGATCTATTGGTAGTATCGCTTAGTCCTAGTTGACCTGAACTATTGCGACCCCAAGCCCATAATGTACCATTACTTTGAATTGCTAGCGAAGAGAACTGCCCAACAGTAATTTGTCTCCATACACTTAAAGCACCAACTTGTACTGGACTAGATCTATTGGTAGTATCGCTTAATCCTAGTTGACCTTCACCATTGAGTCCCCATGCCCATAATGTACCATTACTTTGTATTGCTAGTGTTTGATTATCTGCGCGAACTTGCACCCACAAACTTAACGCACCAACTTGTACCGGACTAGATCTATTGGTAGTATCGCTTAGTCCTAGT